GTTATTTATCTCCTAAGATCAGCCTAGATCGGCTGACTCCGATTTGTTAGTGAAACGAATTCTGACGAAGTTAACAGACTTGGTTGGTTTAATGAGAATGTCTGCAATAAACTGATTTGCATCGATAACATCTGATGTGTTATTGCTTTCATCGCATATGACTCTATATTCTGTAATACCCCGTCCTCCTTGGATGTTTCTAAGAACTGGAGTAACTGCATTCACGAACAGGTTACGAGTTGTCGAATCATTTAGTTCGAACAGAATCGTTCTTGCTGCTCTACCTATAATGTTCTTTAGATATATGAACAATCTAGCAACATTAATTCTACTTAGCGTGCTAGTTTCAGCTGCACCTGTCTTATCACCGAATAGGAGAGTTCCTTCTCCGGCAAAACTTACTACTGGGTTAATACCTGCATTATAGAGAGTATCTTGTTCACTGTCTGTCAGTTCTTTTGCTAACTTGACAACATCCAAGATTCTTCCTCTTCTTGCACCGGCAGGTGAGAACCAAGGAGAAGCAACTCTGTCTGTTCTTGCAAGACATCCAGCAACATCGCAAGTAAGTGGAATATCGATAAGATCCGAGTCTGTTAAGTTAGCAGTGTTTAATCTGTTAATGTCTCTTGTCTTTTTCTCACCATAAACATTGATGATGTTCTCGCCAGCAGTCTTACTAGCGGATCCTACCGCAGTACTTGAGGGAATACCCACAACCCCTACACAGTCTCCTCTGAGATCAGTTACTATCTCAACATTAGCTCCTGCTGCTGCTGCTCCGAATAGAGAATCAACAGTGACTGATTTATCAATTGCTTTTGCTTGGACTGAACCAATCGTTCCGGCCGTCCCACCAAAGATAACTGCAACTCCACCGTATTGAAGGTAGTTCTGTATGTTATACCAATCTTGTTTCCATGTCCCGGTAGGTCCTGTAGGCCATCTTTCGAAAGTTCCACCTGCAAAGATGTTACCTGCGGTCCCTCCATGAAGAAACGGAAGACCAGATGTCCCACCAGCGGCCGCTCCGCCGTCAATGAATGTATCAGCATAACCAGTCGTTGCAGAAGACTTGAGTCTTCCGAACCAGTCATTGATATTTTCGACTACCATATATTGATTTGTTCTATCTGCTGTGTATCCAAGAGCATTAATTAAAGTTAAGCCACCGGCGGACATATAACCCGATCTATGGATTCCACCAGACTCTGTTCCACTAATAACGAATGATTCATCATTAACTATAACGGTTACATTCGGTCTAGCCATTTTTCATCTCCTTGAGAATAAATTCTATCTGATGTATTTAGCATTCAAATGTTTTCGGTGTTTGTGAAACGAATCTTGATGAAGTTGATTGATTTTGCTGGTTTTACTAAAACATCCACTATTAGTTGATTAGAATCTATTACATCGCTGGTGTTATTCGACTCATCGCAAATTACCTGATACTCAGATATACCACCATCTGCTCTTATTTTTCGTAACAACTGAGTTATAGAACTAGAAACTAAACTTCTTGTACCAGAATCATTCTGTTCGAATAGAATATCTCTGATCGCTCTTCCTATAAGTTTCTTAAGTTGCACAAAAAGAAGACTCACATTAATTCTGGAAAATGTGGATGTTTCTTCTTTTCTGGTTTTATCACCAAAAAGAATATATTCTTCTAAATCATCTTCATATTTTACAAAATTTATTCTGCTATTGTATAGATTTTCTACTCGTGCATTTGTTGGCGGTGGCTGAACAAACTCTGCTTTTTTTATAATTCCTCGTATTTGCCCTGCCGGAGATTTGTATTGGCCATCTCGAATTGCTCGGGATATACAACCAGACGCATCTACAGATATTTTGGTGGGAACTACATAATCATCTCCGTCCCACCGATGAAAGTATTTTTCACCGGCAGCAGGAAATTCAAATTCGCTTGCGGTAGTAGATAAAAACGATTGTTCTAAAGTTTGATCGGCATTGATACTTCCATTATTATTAATCGCATTTGCATTTGTATTTGCGTTTGGATCAGTAAAATCAGGGGAACCGCTTCCTGCTTCACCCGAAGGACCTGATTGTATATATTTCATGAATAATGTCATACCTGTTGTGTATGCCGTACTCCAGTCCACTGATGGAGAGGATCCACTAGTTAATCCCGTGAAATCTTTACCCTGAATGCTGGTTTCGAAATGCAACATCTGTTTGAATGTAGGTACTTCATATCTAAACGCATTGAACTTGTATATCCAATATGCAGCGTCATGGATTCCATTGCCGTCAAATATATAATCTGGACCAATGACACAGACTTGAGAATAATTCGTGATGGGTTTAACTAGTGTATGAAAATCCACCATCCTAGAACTATATTTTAAATAGTCCCCAACTTCCTGTAATCCCATTACTCTCATGGAAGAATAATAACTTTCCAATTCACTAGCACTCTCGACTTCAACGGGATTTTCTGCGTCGGGCCCGACAAACAACCTATTTGCTGCATCTCTAAAATTTAATCGTGTCATATGTGGAACTGACACTACATCAGTAAAATTAAATTGAACAGTTGGCATTAATCGTCTCCCGGTAATGATTCGAATACTATTGACATAGCACAGGGGTAATCAGGTTGAGATTCTCCTGTGTTTGGATTCACATAAAGATAAGGGACCAGATTCCATCCATATCCTGCTCCTCCGACATAGATATAAGGAACTCTGAAGTTTGGCCAAATTTGCTCATTGGCTCTGTACGGAAGATACATATTTGCAAAAGTTCCTCCTCTCGCATAGCCAGGATGAGTATCTTTGGTTGCTCCGGTTAACCAATCTATGGATCTTCCTACTTCATCAGTGTTTCGAACACCGAAGGCACCGCTGGACAACTTACACGGAAATTCCTGTGCAGTTCCTCCCATCATGCGTCCACTCGTGTCTCTATAATCTAGATATAATTCTTGAAAACGATCTTCGAACCCTATAAAAGCACAATAAGTACTGCCTTCTGCTGTTACTTGTGCAGTTGTTTCGTTAGGTCCAAATTCTATACATCTAATTGGAGTATATCCACTCTCATCAAATTGTTCTTTATTAACTCCACTTTGGGAACTGACCGGGACTCCCCCGGATGTTCTTCCGACTTCAAATACTTCTCGGAAAAAGTCAGGCAGTTGAGCGCATGTGCATCCCCAGAAACGATGCAGTCCATTGTCTCTCTGACTGTGAATTTCATACCCAGGCTTTCCGCTCTCATTAGATAATGTTGATCCATATATGTCAACACCCCACAAAAGGGCGGCCCCTCTTTTCTTGTATTCTAGAAAATTCTGTTCTGCTGAATATGCTGCATAATCATTTTTATGCTCTGGGGGTACGAAGTATTGGGTAGGTACTGGTCTTCCTGCCCCGTCGTAAAAACCCTCCCCCGAATCGTATCGATTTGATGCCCATCCATTTAGGCTAAAAATCGCCTCCTGTACAGCAACATCGAATTCCGTCCCGAAAGATGTCGAGGGCGGCGGAAAACCTTGACCATTTGCAGAATAGAAAAATACACCCAAACTGGATTGATTCCAAGAAGCAAACTGTTTAAGCATTGAGTTGCTTGTACCATATGATGGTATTGATTTACTATCTGATGGATTAAAAATCAAATCTTCGACTTGACTTGGTCTATTTAATCCGGTCAGATTATATTGTTCTTTTGCTTTTTGAAATGTTTTTCTTACATCCATAAAAAACGGAGTGAATGGTGTATTTCTATCGTTATAATTTAAATTAGGACAATCAGTTTTTCCATTAAAACTTATAGAATGTACGCTATTAGTGTCATCATTATCAAATTCTGACGCATCAAAGGCATATTTTATTTGCTGAACAGCTCCTTCAGCCTCCACATATTGGCTCGCAACATATATTGTACCGCCAAGGTAACCAGTTCCTTCTATATTAAGAGAACCGGCTGGACCACGAAATCCCCCGTTCATTCCGGTTGATCCACATATTCCTTTGACAATTTTTCTAAACAAAAATTCAGATTCAGTATTACCCATAATGCCAAGTAATCTTTCACTGAAAGTCGTACCTGAAGCGCCAAAAAATTTCAAGTCACCAGCAGGATAAAATAAATCCCCTAGTTTATAATCAGCACTACTGCGTTGTTTGTTTGGAGATGATGATCTTACTATAATTTTCTGTGTTGGCAGATCCGCAGCAAGAGGACCGCTAATTAGTTCTGTTGTTGCACCCTGTAGTGTATAAGTACCCAAGATGCCCCATGAAGCAAAAATAGGAGATAATACAGTATTTCCTGCATGGGAACCGTCAATTCCCGGTCCCCTGTATTCAGAATAACTCATTAAATCACGATCATAGTATACACTCCTAATTGGGTAATCTGCAAAGGGTAGCATTGTTGTCGCAAGATGCATATCACCTGTCCCTAACCCATAATCAGTAGAAAGTGTGACACCTCCGCTATTTGGATTATAATTCCCAACACCAGAAGGATATGACATATTGTTGACAGCATTATTATTTTCCCAATATTTAATATCTGAACTAACACCGTTTACTCCAAATGCACCGCCTGTCAACCATGCATTTACAATACTGAACCTAAAGGCACCACCGGATGTACCTTCAGGTTTACTGGTTATACCCGGTGGTAGTGTCACACCTCCGGAATCAGTTTCATCGCCTATAATAGCCCCGGCGGCCAAGGTAGTTATTGCGATACAATCTCTTCGTTGGTTTGCTATATTTCTTGCTATTTCATTGTCTAATCCATTTAAACATGTCATTGTATCAAAACTTAAATTATTTGATAACAGTTTATTTGTAACGGAATTAACTTTGCTGGCAGTTACACCCTGTATATCAGGTGCTACTATAATAGCATTTCCTCCATACTCAATAAAATTAGAGACAGACCACCAAAGAGTGTCCCAACTATTTACAGGCCCAAATGGCCATCTAGGAATATTTTTGTTTGCTAGGTGGTTTCCGAATGTCAGACCCAAAGTATTATAATTTTGATTCAGCACATCATCTAGATCGGCGCTTGGATTAAAATTAGAAAATATTTCTGCATAATTATTGTTTCTTAAAGAATAAAATATTGCAGAATTTAATTCGGTTACCTGAGCATTACTGTAATTTAATCTTCTCGCATCAAACGCTAAACTTAATGGATTAATATTGCTTAGTTGTTGATCATTTATAACTGTGGTGGAGGACTCTTGATCATTTAATTGAGAATATCCATTCAATTTAGGTAAATAAGATTTTGCATAATTATAAGATTGTTGAGCAAAGGGAACATTTAATTGTTTACTAAGAAATGGTTGCTTCAAAGCAAAATCATAACTATATATGGTACGAACTTCCCGCTCGAATGCGGACTGGGTAATTCCTGTCGGCTCATCATTAGATAATCGATTTGACCATTCTTGTAAATTGCTTACACTTAAAATACCATCATTTCTTTCGCCGGTAGTTCCAATTGCATTAATTAAACCATCAAAATCAAAAAATACCGTTGTATGATCGGCATTTAATTCTGCGTTTAAATCTACAATAAATGTGTCGTCGTCTACTGATGTTGTAACATTAGGAATTGTCATTTACTGTCTTCTCCATACCATCTATCATCGCCATCCCATTCGCTCTCAGTATGTAGCCCATCTACGACGAACCCAAATGGAACATAACTATTTTCTAACGCATCTATCTTTTTCTGATAGATTCCTCTTCTTATGTCCATTCCTGTTAATTCCTTAAAATATTCTTGTCGTGAGGCCCAACAGAAAATAACCAGCGTCATGACAAGATCATCATGATGCCCATCATCTGCTTGATATGATGTTCTTTTGGAAATAAAGGATATGAATTCTGATATAAGATTTTCATCTTCTATTTTTATCTTATCTTCTTCTACCATACTTTTCAGAACTGAACATCCAATTCTTTTTATTGGTAATGTTGTTTTAACCCCAAGTGCAGTTTTTCCTCGACCAGAAAATCCTCCAGACAAAACTTGCCCACTTCTGCCTTTACTGTTTACACTCAGAACATATTCGTTTTCTAGATCAGCATGTAAAATATCAGCAACTTGTCCACCAATATCATTTATCTCTATTAAGATCCATGCGTCGTTATATTTTTTTGATACAGTGTGTATAGTTGTCGGGAAGAGCAAAGGAGGTATTGTGTTATTATAAAATGTTGCAACAATTTTATAGGGCATTTGACTTGTGTCAATTATTGTAAATGCACTATTGTCTTGTCCCTGTCCCCTTGCTACATCCACGCACATAAAGTAAATGTGATCTTCCTTTGGTTCTTCGTATATTCTCAATCCATCTGGTGTAACTTTGATGGGTTTTTGTGGAAACATTTGTTTAAGTTTATATGTGTCTATCAGCGTGTTCGTCGATCCAACAAAGTCACATTCAAATTCCGATTGAAATTGCTGCTCGTTTGTGTTTCTTATAGTCTCTTCTTTCCATTTCTCATCACGAAGAGGACCACCGGCATACAAAGGAACCTGACTCCAGTGAACTTCTATTGGAATATATTCATTTCTCAATGGATCATCTTTAGGCCTTGTTGCACCTACCCAGTAGGTGTAAAACATATTAAGACCATTCGGAGTCGAAACCATTAAAACTTTCGTGGAAGTACCAGATGTAATGGTAGGATACACAGAACTAAAGAATTCTTCGGCAATATTTTGAGGAACATGTGCAAATTCGTCAAGAAAAATCATGTTAAAAGAACCACCGCGAATTGCCGATGCGGATGTAGAAGATGCCACAATTTTAGATCCGTTTTCTAATTCAATTGATCCCTTGTTCCATTCCACAATTCCCTGCTGCAACCACAGAGGAAGATATTCATAAGCCAATTTCAGACGATATAAAATTTCTCTGGATGTACTCTGTTTGTTAGCCAAAATTGCAACATTCATACTTTGATTAAATAAGATGTAGTGAAGAATGTATGCAACTATTGTCGTTGATTTACCACTCTGTCTTGGCAGTTTAGCAATAACAAAACGATTGTTATGAACCTTTTCTACAATGTCTTTTTGATAATCGTACAAATGAAAGGGAACAAGTCCTTTGTCCAAAGAAACAACTCTGATGTATTTTTCTATAAAATACGCAGGATTCTTTGCACATTTCACATACTCTTTGATCTGCTCTTTTGTAAAATCAATCTTTACACCAGCAGGTTTTAAATTTGCATTTCCTAAATATCCATTACTCATAATTACTCACCAATTATTTTTTTGTGTTGACTTCTTTCTGGATTTATTAGATCTTGTAAATCTGAGGTTGATCCAACATAAAAAGAATTATTTGTTGTATTTTTCTGTACTAGTTTCGTGTCATGCTTTCTGACATCTTTCACTTTCTTGTGCAACTCCATTATGTCTTTGTTTACATCTGCCACTGTTTTTATCATCTGGGAAACTACTTCGTATGCACGGGGATGATCACCTTCTTCTGCCACTCTTAATATTCCGCTAATCGCAACTTCACCGGTATCTACCAGATTTTTTAAAGACTTTCTTGCATCTCTGTAGTCTTTTTCTACATCATCTTTATTTTCGACTGTTATCGATTTTGTTTCTGTCTTTACAATAGGAGACTTTACGGGTTCGTAATCTACTCCTAAAGATTCTTCTATTGATTCTGAATCATGGTGTGATTTCATATGTAACATCTCCACTTGTTCCTGTTGCGTAATCACCAGTAACCTGCGCTCTTAAGATCTGAGGATCGCTTATAGAATCATACTTGTACATGTCTAGGACATCTACAGTAACACCTTGGATCGGTCCTCCAGTGGTTACAGGTCCATAGACATATGTCTTTGCGGTGAAACTTAAAGTAGAAACAACAGATCTTCTAGTCTGAAAATCCCCAGCATAATCTTCTTGTATTTGCATTGCATTTAAGTTAATAGGAACATCAACTTTAGTGTGAGAAGTATTAAGATTTAGAGTCATGTTAAAATTAGGAGAGAAGTAAGGTAGTATTTGCTCTACTATTTGTAGATTTTCTTCAATATATCTTGTAAAAATATAAAGACCAAAACTCACATTATATGGAACTTCATTATACATTTGCTGGTATGATGTGCCATTTTTGTATGTTTTCTTTCTTAATTTATTTGTCACTCTTTCTAGATCATAAATTACCGCTGTTATATCAAAACCCATTGCTGGGAGAGTTACTTGTGTTTTTGTTATGTCATCAGAAATAGAACTCATGTTTCTAATTCTTCTGATGAATTTTTCTTTGGGGGAGTATGTGATAGGTACTCTTATTTTTTCCTGTAGAGCATTATTAGAATCATATTTGCCAATTTGAATTTGATTAAACAAATTACCAAATGAAACTACCAATTTTCTTAACGATTCGTTATAAAAATATTGAAACACTAGTAATTACCTTCCGAGAATGGATCTTTGTCAGTGAAGTCTATAATAGAAGTTCCCTCTGATTGAAGTTTGTCATTGTCACCAGCAGTAATTCCAACTGGATCCATTGGTATGATAATATCTCCACTAAGTCCTTGTCTATCAGTTTCTAACTTATCTATAAGAGTATCTCCAGTATTGAAGTCTTCATTACTGTATGTGAAGACTTCGCATTGTAATTCATATGAATACAGTTTTCCTACTTGGTAGAATGGATTTTCGTGTTCAACAAAATTAATTTCGAACATAGTTCTACTAAGAGGAAAATAAATCAAGTCTCCCTCTCTGGGTCGTTTTATACTAGAAATTATTGTTGTAATTTCTTGTTCAAATCTTTTTCTTGCAACTACCAAAGTAATTCTGTCTTTGATATCAAGACCTATTTGAGATATAACATCTCCAGGTCCTTCAAAACCAGTAACTGATTGTATGTACATTTCAAGAGAAAAACTGTTGGAAAATGTACTTACAGTATCTTCGCCTAAAATCTCATCTAAATCTACCAATGATCTTGGTATGAAAATCATATCCTGTCCCATAGATTTTATAGTTTCTATGGTCAGATCTTCTACCAAGTCCTGTTCATTGGAATTTCCCTGACGAATGTATGGATTTGTTGCCATCTAATTATCCAGTTATGAAGTCCACGGGAAGTTCGTAACTTCTGAGTGCTTCTTGTTCTACTTGGAGAATTTCTGCATTTGCCTCTGCAACTATCTGCCCCCCTCGAAGCATTACGCCGCCAGGAAGTTGTACTCCGTCGAATTTGGAAAGGTTCTGACCCCACTGCCTCTTAAGAAGAGCAGTGAAATATTCTTTAAAATACCTGTCGTTGTATATCTCAGTGAATATTTCGGGATTTAAACCGACATAGGTTTCAAACATCAAATAATCACCAATATCCAATTCTTTGCCCCAGTCCATTGCAATATGAATTCTATTTGAAACTTTATTGAATGTTAGTGGTTTTTCTGGATTAAAGAGATCTTGAATTAGAGTGATGTATCTTTTTGTCGAATCATAGGAAGCCAAACCCAGAGAAGAGTTACCACCCAATCCCCTGTTTAAGCCAAAATAATCAGTAAGAGCCATCTGATATCTAACATCAAACATATTGATATTGGTGAAATCAGAGAATTGAAAAACCTTCAATACACTGACGATATCTTTTCCTGTTGGCTGATCATCAGCAGTTGACCCATTAATTGAACCAAACGAATTGCTACTGACATACCTGTTAGCAACATCTTGTGCTGTTATTTGATGCCTGAAATATGCCCGTTCAACACCGTCGAAGTGTCGCTCTCGAAAATATTCAAGTGCGTCTTCTACACGATCCTCGGCCTGTTCGTAATCAACATTTATTTCAATTACAGGCGAGCCGAGTCTTCTATAAGCATAATTAATCAAATCTTCCTTCGAGGAGATTTTAGCCATTTATTTGCTCCTTCAAAGTATGTATCTATAACTAATCTTCTATTTTTTCTTTTTCTAGGAGTTTCTTCAGTTCTTCGGGCATATCCGGCATAGAGACCTCTACTTGTTGCATTTCTTCGTATGGAATTTGCTCTATGTAATACCTTCTGGTCACTGGATCTGCCGACTCGTCCGGGTTACTTGCTTCGTAATTTGTAAATCCAGGCATTTGTAATGGACAGTTTAGTCTTGGATAATCCAATTTACTATATTCGCCACCTTCGTTCATCAGCCAGGTTCCTGGCTTATCTCCGCACCCACAGCCACCACAATACATCTTTCCCTCTTTTACTGTACTTTGCTTGAGATGTTCGCATGGCGGAAGTTCATTACCATCCCCCAAACAACTTAAAACTCTAAGTTGTTTTATGGGTTTAGTTGTTTTTTTGTTTGTTATTCCTCGGGAAGCGATCGAGGTTGCGAAACTTTTTACCATCGATACCTTGGACTGCCGGCTTTGCTCTACCTGTTTTCTGAATTCTTTTTTCGCTTCCTCGGGGGCTTTTCCCTGATCGTCACCCTTTTTGCAACCACAATCACCCATAGTTAATCTCCATTATTTTATAAGTATTCTTCTAACCAAAGGAACTGACAGAGGTGTAGTTCTGTCGAGATAAAATCTTAATCCATAGTTATTTATATTAGCATCATAAGCAAAATTTTGACCCCACAAATATGTTTTATAATTTATTACTTGTCTACCAAGAGTTTTCGATTCTGGATTTGATGTGTCTTTACTGCTATAAAAAGTAGAAGACATGATGTTGGTTCCAAAATATCCCGGTAAAATAATTTTCGAAAGTCTTTCTGTTTTATTTACTTTATTATATATAACAGTCTTAGTCAAATTATGATTTATAAAAGATAATTCATCTATACTAGGAATATACCAATCATTAAATCCATTTCTGGTTAAACTTCGAATATCATTATACAGTTGTGATCTTGGACCAAGATAATCTAAATTATTACCGTATGTGTTATAAAATCCATCATAATATGATGTAGGATATGCCTTCTTCTTGTCGGATTGGTTAATGGATCTATATAGAGTTCTGGTAGAAAGCCTTGAAACATCGCTAGGATCACCATAAAATCTAGGATGAAGAATAAGCGCCCATTTTCCTGATTGTTGACCATACCCATAATCTCTAGCAGTGCCAGTTGACAGTGACTTAGTTTTTTGGTTTCTGTATGATATAGTACTTGCACCAGGCTCAAATGCACCAATGTAAATACCACCTTGATATTCGGTTCCGGTGGTTGGTAAAGTTATCTCGCTAGATTTTCTAGATGGAGGGGTTACTGTTAACGAGCCGAAAGATTTCTCGGGTGGATAGAGGCCTCCGTTTGTTCCGTCGCATAATGAGGAATTGACTGGCCAGAATCCATTAACTGCGTCACAATCTGATTCAGTTTTCCTGCTGCAACTATGCAAAAATTTATCATTCTTAAGGGTTATTTCATAGCAAGATCCGGCAACCCTTTCGCTTCCCGCCAATCCCTCTTCTTGCCCATCATCATCACCAGAACCAACACATGTAGGCGGGTTGTTTCCATTATAAACATCGTTGCATAATGTGTGGGTAGATGACTCTCTTGTCCCGCCGTATTGACTCGTGTACTCTGTAGTAGATAAATTTCCGCATTCTAGAGATGTGCAAATATCTTTGCAGATAATATCTCCGGTTATTGGATCCTCGTGACAACAAGAGCCAGGTACTCGTGCATCGGTTCCATAAGAATTGCACAAATTTCTCAGTTGAGTAACATCAGATAATGGTCCGTAAAACCAATTACCACCCAATCTATTACATTCGCATTGTGATACATTGTCCTTTACACCAAACTTCGACTCTAGACCTTCGACGCCTGAACCGGAAGTACTATAATAAGGACTACTGTTTCCCTGTGCAGTTATGCTAGATATAAATGCGTCATAGTCCGTTTGATTTTGTTTAATATAAGAACACGCACAACATGCACCGGTTAGTCCACGATCTGGGCATTGAATTGAGTTAATATCTTCGGTATTTTGAAAATATCCACTTTGTTTATTGCAGTCAGAAACTGTAGTAAGAATTTTTGTTCCGTCAGCAAGACAGCATCCACCCACGGCTGATTCTTCGTTACCATAAAATGCAACTGTTTTAATTCTAGATCTGAACTGTGTTGACATTAGATTCCATCCATATTTGGTGGTAATTCGTTATGAGCATTTCTACTCACATATATGTTTTCATAGCACATTTCGTCGGATGTTCCGCATAATCCTGTTGGGCAACAATATGCATTATATCTAGAACAGTCACTGTCTTTGTCACATTGTACAAGATAAGTAGATAATCGCATCTGATCTAGTCCGGTGAGTGGACTATTATTACTAGGATCGCAATCTCTCCCGCATTGAGTTGTGTTGGATAATATTCTTTCTGATGTCGGTGTTGTTGGAGTATCTGGACATATAAGTCCCCAGCAATTACCATGAGCAGTTTTAATCGCCTCCGGCGTCGCCGGCGGCACTCCCTGCCCGGCCGAAAATTCGGTATTGTTAGGCCCGACAAAATTCCTGCTATAGTCGGTACAACCTTTACCGAATGCACATTGAGCAGGGGCGGTCGAATTTCCACGGCATTCACATTTAGTATAGTCCCCGCCGCCAGAAGCCTCCGAGCAGTCGGGCCGACTGCATCTACATGAGAGGTTGCATAGATCCATTCTAGCCGGATCGAAGTCGCTCCCCCACTCTGGATTATCCCGACAGGAATCATCGCCGGCCGGCGTACTGCTTGGAGTTGGTGTCCTATAGCCGTTTGAGCATATATTGTCTTGATACTCACACGGGCACGCTTTTAGATCCGTGTTGCCGCCGCCTAAGCATTCTCTCCATCTGGGATTCCCCCCATCGAAATCATCATCCCAAAATTCTCTTTCCGTATTTCCAAGCAGAGGGCATTGAATGCATGTTTTTAATTCCTGCATCAATCTCTTTGGTGAACTTGTTTTTTCGTCAAATTCCTCATCAGATATGAATCGCCCCATTCCATCATCAAGTCCCTTACATCTATCACATTGAGGATCGGCCGGCGGACCGGCCCAGTTACCACCTTCGCATATGTTGCATATACAATTGTCTGATAAGGTTTCCACGAAATCTGGGTTGTCGTTGCGAAACAAGAAATTACAATTCATTGCATCTTTAATATACTCTTCCGCATCGGGGAGGGTTTGCGCGCCGGGAAAGTAACAAGATACACAAGCCGCGGTTTCGCAGCACCCTCTCGCTTCGAAATCACAGTTGTCTTGAAAGATAGGCGCAGTGAGGGATGCAATCTCTAGGAAACTTCGCACCTTGGTTGCAAGTTTAATTTTTTCGGCATGCATAATTGATATTAATAGTTTGCACTGCGAGATCTGCGAAGAATTGGCACTGCAACTTCCTGTTCCGAATTCATCATCAGCACATATTGTATTACCAAGACTCCTATCCCATTTAAATGGTGTATCCGCATCGTTGGCATTTAAAGTTGAGTGCAATGTGTTAACATTATTACATTTCTCCCACTCTTCATTAGTTTTCCAATTCTCCGGAACCGGAACATCGGTGTCATCACTTGCATTCTCGCATCCATACTCAAACCTGCCTGTAGTACATCCTTCACCGTTAGGATCAGTAACACACGCACAAGGAATTCCTGTACAGGATGAACAGAAACTTACATCAGAGAAAGATCCAATGTTGTCTCCTGATCCATCAGGGGAGTTATAGGAATCTCCTTTACTTCCCGCAGTGCAGAATGCTTTCTCCTTATTTCCTTCTTTTAAGGTGTTGTACACATCCTCATTAACAAGTCCACAAGATTGGCATAATTGACACAGTTTGTTATCTAGGATCTCGCTTGAAATTTGATCTTTCCATTGACTGTCATTGTCATTCATTTCGCTGCATATATTATCAAGAATTCCCGGAGTATCATTACCGTCGCCGTCGGTCTGCGTGACCATCTCCAAAATAGTTGTATTCCCATCTAGTGTAGGACAATCAGGATTGACTCCAGTGTCTATTCCGACACAGTGATTGCCATAGGCGCACAATGCGCCAGCCGCGGTATAAAACTCCTGCTTGGCCGCGGACCATGCGTCCACACCTCCGTCGGCCGACGCGGAGGCGAGACTAATATATTCATCGGGACAATCGCAACCTTTTGGATCTAGAACTTCGAAGTCCAAATACATAGGCCTAATATTATCGTCCACCCAGTCTCTAATTCCTTGGCCATCCCCATCGCAGAAGCATAAGGCGCTCAATTCGCGTGATAATAATTTCTTTATTATACGAGAAAGTACACCCCAGTTATTTTCATTAAACCCAGTAATGGGTATGTCAACAACAGGGCAACCTTCAACACCCTCTTGGTTTAAACACCCGGAGCCTTCACGGCGTTGGCAGAATGGTCCGTTCTCATTTTCAAGTCTCTCCTTAATTTTTTCCCCAACTTCTTCCATAATTTTGTCGAAGCCTGCATCAAAGCCGTCGCAGAACGCTGTTGTATCGGAATTTGGGCAGAATTCCCCCGTCATATCCGTGGAGCAGCCACTGTTGATCCCGGCCGAACCGAGTTGACACATATATTGTGCGATAACTCTATCGTGGTCATCAAGCCAACATTTCCAAAAATCAGAAGTTCTGTCTTGACATTCTTGACATTTGTTCCAAATCACGCCATTGTCATTAATTGCCTCGACCAGATCAGCACCGCACATCTGCTGACGAACGCATGCGGATTTGCATAATGGTGGACTACATATAGGTGCATTATTTGGATTCGATGAGCCGGCAGGAACGCAGCATAGATTTAAGGCAGTTTCGTTGTCTCCGTCGCCATTGCCGTTTCCGCCGCCAGGGCCCGGCCCGCCGCCGCCGCCACCGCCTCCAATGTCTCCGCCAGGGCCAGGGTCATCGGTGAAACAGCAGTTGGGATCGGAAATGCTCTCGCAGTCACATCCCATTTCATCCTCAAGTTTAACATATCCTTCGGCGCATTCGGTTTCTCCGGGCAGGGATTCGTATGTGGCGAAACCACATGTCACATCTCCATCAGGCACATCTGGGTCGTCGGGAACGCATCGACACTGACAGCAAGTTATTGTTGGCGGACAGTCAGGTTCACCCTCCTCACCGCATTCTGGGCAGTCTGGCTGATCCGGATCCGGTCCGCATTCGACTGCGCAGGTTTCAGGAGAACACTCGGTATCGTCTCCTTTATATTCTCCAGCAAATTGAGTGCATACGGATTGTGGAACATTGAAACATATTGGTGTTCCTTCGCTATTCTCTGTACAGCATGCACCAACGCCTGGACACTCAGAATCCGCACATTCATTAATTCTCCATACATCACCTAATGTATTGCAGTCTGCCTGAATGACATCATCATTACATTGGTATCCATTTCCAGATGAAAATTTACAGCAAGATCCTATTGGGGGTAATGGGCAGGGATTGGAATCGCATGGTACTTGATCAAACCAAATACCATTGCACTGTTCTTCGTATGTCTCGTTGCACTGGAAAGTCCCGTCTGAATTTTGAGTACAGCAAGCAAATTTCTTCGGACATGGGTCGTCCTCGCACAAGATTGCTGCGTCTTCGTCGTTAAATCCTTGCCAACTTCCATTCATCGCATCACATTCAGACTCTGATCTTGCATCAAGACAAGTATAACTGTCATTCGAGTTATTATAAACGCAGCATGCTGATCTTTCTTCTAAATCATCAATACAGCAATCTATATTTGCACACTGAGTTGCGTGTCCCATAAAGACACCGCCCCTCTTTCTGCATTCAAAGGCATATACTGAATCTTCACAGTATCGTTCCTGTCCCTCTGCACCAGTAAAACCAAAGCAGCAAGCACCTTCATATTTTACAACTTCACAGCAATTTACTGATCCGCATGTGCCATTGACGGAAATACCATCCAGAATTTCTTCACATTGAATTTGAGTGTATTCTCCTAGACATTCTCCATTTTTACAGCACGCTAAAGGGTTTGCGCATGGATCATAACAGAATCTGTTTCTGTTATCTCCATTATTTGGATATGTGACAGGATCGTCTTCGCCGGTTCCATCTCCGGGTTGTTCAGTATCGGGCCCGTCAGGACCATTAAAACTCTGCTCAGTAAGTCCTTCTGCACCGCAAACAATTCCTGGCCAATAAGTTCCGTTATAGAATTCGCATTCTTCCGGACTTACATCTTCTGCACATTCTCCTTGAGAACAGCAAACTCCTTTCCTTTCGCCGCAACCACTTGCACATGATTGGAATGCAGAATATTCTCCACCAAATTCCTGAATGCATGTAAATTCATCCACAAAATCTACACAGTCAAAGCCACCAGAAGTAGATGTAATGCAACAAGATCCGTATGATCCAGAATTTTCACAACCCGTAACACCGTAACCTCTTGCTGCAAATGTACCAAACCATCTATAATCAGATGTTGAAGTGGATAAATCTCTGGTTGCAGTAAAGTTTACAATGTCGGTTCCGCAACTAAAGAAATCTTCTTTTTCTTCAAAGTAAACATTAGAAGGAAACTTCCAAAAAGAATTGCCATTTACTACTGCGGTAAAACTTATAATTTGTTCGATATCATCATTTGATTGATATCCAGTAAAGCCCTGTATCCCTACACCTGGCCAGGTTGCATTAATATTAATCATACTACCTGACGATACATCTAGATATATTCCTTCACCAGCGGCCACATCATCTGCTCCATTAGGAGGCCCTCCGGTTATACCAATAATTTCCGTAGGAGAAAATGGACCGACAGATTGCATTCTATCGAGAGTTTTGAGTGCAGATCCGCTATCGCTCGTAGATCCCATAAAATCTAAAGCAATTCTTTTTCTGTTTGTATTTAATAATGGTGAATATAAATGTAAGTTATCAGCAGTGGTAGAATGGACTGTGTTTTCTGTAAAGAGATACGCTATACCACTTGCACCACTAAAACCAATCAATGCTTCTTGTGATGAGAATGTTGCACCAATAATTACTGATGACCCGTCGCCAGTCACTTCTATTATACCATCACCTGTTATAGAAAGAAATTCAAATGTATTTCCCTCAGTCAATCCGGTTGGATAACTCGTAAATATCTGAGTCCCGTCTCCTAAATTCTCTCCGGTAACCTCTCCTGACCAAAATCCTTGATTTCCCGTCAATCCATTGATGGTTATTTCTGTGCCGTCGGTAAGAATTAATATTAGTCTGCCATCATCAGCGTATCTCTTGTTGAATGGCCAAGGCCCAGATATACCAGTTGCACCAGTAGGTCCAGTAGGTCCAGTATTTCCTGTGACACCGAGTGGTCCTGTGGGCCCTACAGGACCAGTGGATCCTGTAATAGAAGATATTGAATTTATTGAACTGCTACCTCTACTCATAGTAATACATCTCCTCCACAAGCACATGGACCGGTTCTGTTACCGCAGTCCAATATTGACGGATACGATTGTGGGTTGTAGCAAAGGGGACTTGCAACATAAATGGGTATTCTCTTGATAAGTCTCACCTGTGCCTTGTCTGTTGTCTTGTTCATACTATGTATCTGGCCGGAACTGGACAAAGAATTAAAATCTTGACTAAAAGCGTAATATCCACTAGCAGCTTTGTATGCAAGTTCGTGATCTAACATCCACGAAGCTTCGTTATTGTTATCGGGTTGACCAGTCCAATCAGAAGGCCTTCCGAATGGAAAATCCGCATTACCAGTATCTTTAATTTTACCCGAAGTTGATGTCCAGTAAGTTCCTGCCATACCTAAGTCAATACCCATAGTATTCTGTAGGTAATATAGATGATTCATTTCTGTTAAACTCGGAATGTACCATTCACCATCAACTGTACCCATAGCAGTATTTGAATTCTGCTCATTCCACATAGTTTGATATGAATCTTGGAATTGTGACTCTAAGTTCTCTATTTCAGTTTCAGTTGCTTCGTCGGGCCAAGGATTGAATGATATATCCACCCACCTATTATATGCTTCGGGGTCAAAGCCAAACGCATTTTCCCAGAACCACAAATTATTGTCAGAATTAATAGTTGTTAATGCTGGATCTGCATATAGTCTGGTATTTAGATACCCATCCACTGGGCATGTAGCCCAATTTTTCAGAGGATTCTCTAATACTTCAGTACCTATTCTGTTTGCAAGTCCCCAATGCATTTCTGCTGAGGAATCCTCGCGGCTTTCTTCGTCTGTATCCTTGACAACGATAGCCCATCTTCTGTGAATACGATACCCCTGTCCATATATTTGAGTTGCAAATTCATTATACTTAGCACCATCATCTGCATTGTAATTATCTGTGCTATTATCGAATGGATTATTCAGGAGTAATCCTAGTTCTGAAAGGTGACCTTTTTTATAATTTAATTTAAGATCAGTGGTGTTATTCCCAATTGTTCGTGTATGAATTGCTGGCAAGTGATCACACGGAGCCACTGTGTCATATCTACCGACAGTTGGTTGGTAATTGATCACACTGAGGTTCCCAACGATTGATAACTCTCTAATTGTGCTGCCTTTTGCTCCGATCGGATAATTTGCTGCACCGCATTCATTTGCTGGGTAACCGAAATATCCAGCATATTTTTCATTAGGAGAAATTTCTGCTCCAAGATCATATGTGTGGCATGGATTTAAACTAATCTGACACGATTCATTAACCGTATCAATGCAGTCGGGATCGCCTGGATCGCAGGGGTCCTCGCAGCATCTTCTGAGGATTCCATTACCCGAAGGATCAAAACCAACTAAGACTTGATCATTTACATTTGGATCATCGTCAGAACTATGACAAGAACTTCCTGCTCCTTGATAATGTCCATTAGCCTGGTAACATTGAAGTGCGGTGTAGTTGTCGTAGCAGTTTGTTCCGGGAAGTTGTGGATTATCCTCGGTTGGATTCTCGGTGTTAATGCAGCATGCGCCTGGGAATGAATCGAGGCAACAGTTATAACCATTTGGGTTATTCTGAAAATTATATGGATCGCAATTTTTCCCATTATGAAAAATCCCACCAACTATGTCGCAATTTTCTTGATTAAACGAGTAACAAACACCATTTACACAACAAGCGCCATTTTGACCGGGACAAATATCTGGACATTCGCCCAGTGCAGCACAAGTGACTTTGTTCTCAAAGGCAATACCGTTAAATTTCTCGCACTTCTCTAAACTGGTATCGGTACATGTTCCATTAAGACAGCAAGGAACTGTATCTTGGCACTCGGGCCCTTCATCCCTCAATGCGCATGCAGTTGTTCCGAATGTGCCAAGAATAGACTCACAATATGATTTTGTCATATAGTCTACACATTTTGTTCCGTATTTTCCGGTAATTAGATCTGGTGATGAACAGAAGCAACAAGATCCCACAGTATTATTAAACAAAGACATAGTAATTGTATGGGGTTGATGTCTTTCAAATTCAAATTTAGTGGGAGTGTCATCACCACCAGTTCCTATATCAAGATAAGGCTTTAATTGAAATGTTCTGTATACTATTGATTGTTCTGATAATGTTATATTTTCTTGATACAAATCATTCTTGGGTAAAACCCAACCGTGTATATTTCCGCCAGTCACTTCTAAACTCTGGTTAAATCCAGCATAATCATTAAAACTAGGACTTCCTGTAAGCAGAGATCTTTCTGCGGGCATAATCCAATTGTTTGCGAATGAAAGGTCCCAATTTCCTACCCCACCATCATAGTAGTTGTCTGAGTTAATTCCGGTTTCTATCATTCTGTCCAGAATGGCAGAAAAAGTATTTCCGCTGAATGTCGTTAATGCATCTGTTGAAGAAGAAGCACTGTTACCGGCATTCAAATATACTAATCTTCCTGCTTGCCCCAGTTTTCCGGGAAGGGTTATTCCTTCGAGAATAATCATTTCTTGAGTCACGCCCAGAACATTTACTCGATTTCCTTGAACCCGCAGAGTTCTAAACTGAGCAATTTTGGGTGAGTTTACGGAATTAGTATTGGTACTAACAGAAGCATCTCTGAATCCTTTGAAGATCTTTGCATGATCTGTTAACTCTTGATTTTCGTTTGTTATAGTATAAGAAAAATCAGTAGGAGTACCATCAAAATTAGTTCCAGTGAAACCTATAAGTTCAAATGTAGTACCATCAGTAAGAGTAAATGTTATTCCTTTTATCACACCACTTTCAAAGGAAACTGCACCCGACAGTCCATTACCATTAGGACCAGTACCTCCAGTTCCGCCTGTTTCTCCCGTAGCACCTGTTGCACCGGTAGCACCTGTAGCACCAGAGGGACCTTGATTTCCTTTGATTACTCGTAAAAGTCTACTACTTCCTTGAAATGCCATTAATTATCTCTCAATACTGGCGAAATTTGCCAAGTTTTTGCTGTTTGAATATCAGGTGATGATCCGGTTACTCCGTAAAGTCCATCACATCTAACTAACCTAATAGGTCTAACCTTATATTTATTTTCAGTTCGATGCTTTCTTGCGGATTTAAAATTCTCCAAAGATCCAGATTCAGAGAAATTTATAGCCCATGCAACTGATCCAGGTCCATCAACCTCAGATACTCCGTTCGTGCCTTCACCTGCCGAGTTCCCATTAAACGATCCCGTGGAAGACCAATACCATCCAGTAAAAGGTGTTCCTCCGTTCATTAATATTTCACTGTTAAGATCAAAAGCATAAGGAGAATTACCATCTCGAACACAATGTGATGCCAAGAACCCCAATTCATCATGACTGGGCATGAACCAAGGGGATACTGTCTGTGGATTAGCAGTTGCTCCTTGTGTTCCAGATGTCAAGCCATCAGGTAAGAGCCTAACGGCTCTAGCAGCGGTGTAGTGTCCCCCAGTGACTGCTGGACCGAACATAGAGGAATCAAAATTTCCTCGGGATGTAAAATTGATGTATTCTGCGTTGTCTGCGTTGACCATTCTGATTGTATTATAGAGTCCCCAGTTTCTTCTCCAGAAACCATTCGGGCTGAGTTTACTCACGGAAGCAATTCTAAGATTCCAGTTGGTCCCGAACGATCTTGCATATATGCAAGATGCGATTGATCCATTTTCTAAGACACATCCTTGATTATCGCCCGAGACACCAGAATTCCAATATCCTTCTTTATATTTTCCTATATCACTATATTCTTGATCATAAATTCCATAATTTACTATTCTTGGATTTTCCATATCAATACTCGGACCCCACGAAGAGCCATAATTAGACCAAACAAAACCTTGAGTTACTCCTCTTCCGGGTGAGGATAATATACCAGAACTATTTATTGCCACTGGATCTAATGCAACAATCATAAGATATGAATCGGGTCTGCTTTCATTTTCTAAAGGATAACTATTAGAATTTATTTCAGCACATGTTAGATATTCATCTCCTGATGTGCCAAAACCGTAACCATGATGATCATATGGTGTTCTGTAAACATCTGCGGTAATTTCACTCATAGACATATAAGAACCAGTAGTTCCGCAGATATTGTTGCGATTTACATCTTGTCGGGTAAACTGAGACTTTCCGCCAATAACTTCAGAATAATATGGATTAAATATACCCACAACAAGTCCACCTGCAAACAAGTCTCCGGGCTGGACTAACTGATTATCTACAATTCCGAAGCAAGAAACATCATTTGTGTTTGGGCAACTCATTTCAGCACATGTTGATCCAGAACCAGCATATAAACCTCCCGCATCTAGGCATGTATCAAAATTCTGATTATCAGCACATACGCTTTTACTCAAGCAGCAACCACCGGTTCCGGTTGAACATATGTTATCATCAAAATAATCGAGACACGAAACCCCAACTCCTCGGAAAAATCCACCTTGCTCATTGCAGTCTGCTTTGGTTTTTTGTTCGCACACACCAAGACCATTACAACATGCACCTATACCCACTGCGGCTGAAGCACAAGAAATGCTCTTACAGTCTTTGCCATTGCCACCGAATGTTGTTGATAGTCCGTCTTGATTATTTAAAGATAAGCATTGATCGCATGATAGTATATGGCAATTGCTTGTATTATAAATCTCATTATAGATGCAGCATGGGCCCAATTGGTTGCATATACCTTCACCTGTGTTGCCTGTATTTCCGCATGTTGTTCCTACTCCATGAAAGAATCCAGTACAACCACCGATGGAAGATTCTGTGCATAATCCATTACCCTCACAGCAAGCACCAGTAACTTCGACTGATCCGGATTGTGACTGTCTATTAAATGGATTATTGGATGCTAGAGAAAAATCTTCCAGATCATTACAACCAAATGCGGTATTTCCGTTTGGTAGATTATCGCCCCACTTAACTAAGTTTCCGTACCACTGATTCGGAATCCAAAAGAAATTTATAATATCAGTACTTCCACTGAAGCATGGTACTTTACCAAAGGGAAATATTACATTACCGGAAAATCTTTGAGTGATAGGAGTAGTTCCGGTTGCTCCGTTTACTATAAGAGTAAAAGAAGAACCGTACTGTTGATTTTCTGGATTTTGTATATTGAATAAAGCGGGACAACTTGGATCACATCCATTTGCTTCTAGATCAATTTTAAATAACTTTGCCTCTTCTGAATTTATATTAAACTGATAACCAAGACTACCTTCTATACTATCTGCCCCAGTCAAAGTTATACCCGTAAGAGTTATTTCTCTTGCGGTTTCTCTATAATCTTTTACTTTTATTGCAAGGGAACTATGGTCTGGAGTATACCGTGTATTGTCTATTGATATTGCATCATTCGATGATGCAATAAAAGATATAAGTGAATTTTCTAGTGTAGTTCCGCCTACATTCAGATATCCGTTTTCTGTATTACCAGTATCGTCAACTGTTATAATTATTTCGTTGTCTGTTTGAGTCACATCAACCAAATCACCGCTAGTTAATGTATTTCCTCTAATTGTTCTTAAGGTAATACCAGAAAGGTTTGAAGCAGAAGAAAGGAAAGTAATACCAGTTCCTCTATTGTCTCCAGTAATACCAACAAGGGAAGGGCCGCTTGGTCCTCGTACCGCAGATCCGGACAAGACAAATGATCCATCAGTAAAAGTTATACCAATAACATTTAATGCTTTGTAATTTGACATTGCGGAAATACCGATTCCGGTATTTCCCGTTGGGCCCAAAATACCTGGTCCAGTATTACCAGTTGGTCCTGTATTGCCAATGCTTCCAGTTGGTCCAGTCGCAGCGGTAGCCCCTAATATGGATATTCTACTGCTACCGTAAATCACTAAGAAGCTCCGTTAATTGCTGTTTCCAATATTACTATTCTTGAGATAATATCATCCAATGTTGATGATACATTAGAATATGTATTCCCTAATGCGAGGGTGGTTAGGGCATTAAGATCATTTACTACTACATTTTTAGGAATACTAACACCAACAACATCCCTTACTTTTATGATTGTTTTGAAGGATGGAGTAACTGTCGTACCTAAAGAGTTAAATGCAATTGAACTGTTGTCGATTATTCGAGGAACCATAACTGATTTTATTGATGCTGCTTGTACAGTGCCGGTAATTGTGCCGTTAATATTAGTTATTTGTACTGGGAATGTTGCATCTTGTGAAAATTGAATCGCCAAAGGAGACATTTCCACATTCGCCGACCCGGCCGATCCGGATTTAATTTTGCCCGATGTATATATGTCACCGTTTGGTCTTTTTTGTGTTATCGTTGCATTTATCATCGAAGAAGTTATTTGAATATTGATTAACTTAAGAGTTTGTATAAACCCAAATCGAAGTCCAGCGAATGTGTAATAATCAGGATAAAGAGCAACATCTAGATCTGTGGGGTTCGTCGTGGCTGTGGCATTTTCCCATCCATTAGGTGTTACAGATGACTCTGGGATCTTCATAAAAGATCCAATAGGCAAAGTACTTTGAGTCTCTGCTATCATATCCCCGCCTATTTGATACCCAATATAGTTTAATACTTGGTAGTTATAGGAACCGGCCGAGTCTGACATTCTTTGCAATATGGGTTTTGCGATTGTGCCAGGTTCTGATGGTGCTAGATTCATAAATCCACCAGAAACTCCAGTACTCAGAAAGAATATATCATTTCCACCTGAAGCACCAGATGTTATCCCATAAACATCTTCGTTGTATTCAAAATTACTTTGTGGGTGATTCATTATGCCGCGTAAAACTACAGTCAAATTTCCTGTTACAGTATCAATAGATTCTACAACACCAACGACTTCTGAATTTTCATTGTTATTTGCTTGAGATCTTCTATATGTGCCTGTAGTTCCTAATGGGGCCGGCTGAAATCGTATAGCATCGCCATTAGTGATTCCTGCATCTAGAGTATAGAAATCTGACGACGATTCCAGATTTAAAACTAATCTAGAAGCCGGTCCATTTGGGTTCTGGGTAACATTGCTACCCTGTAAATTTGAACTTGCGCTACAACTCATTCTTATTTCCTCTTAAAGTTCTTGTTGATATCTGCATCTGCAACATAATGAACTGCAATCTTATCTCCTTCTAGAACACCACCAAGAAGATCTAGAACAAATCCGTCTTTGTTTGCTGTACTAGACAGCGTATTATTTCCTGTTAAAGCAGTTCTGTATGCTCCGGCAGAATTTCTACTACCAGAAGTTTTTCTTAGATCCAGTGATTCATATGAGTTAGTTGCACTTAAGTTTAGTGCATCGCCGAGTTGCCCCGAACTCGGAGAGAAGTATTGTATACTTGGAGTTTTTCTTGTAGAAACATCAAACTTATAATAATGAGTATTTGTTACATCATTTGCAAATACGATTGGTGTAATATCTGCACGAAGTGGGTTTGTCATGGTCGCGGTTTGTGGTGCAACATCCACATCGTATGATTTTTGATACCTTGTCTTCAATTGATTTAATTCGGTATTATAATCAATTTTTGTTGGAGTACCTGCAATATTACCTTTCTCGAATATAACTTGTGCAATATCTACAAAACCAGAAGCATCGATTAGATCAAAACCGATTGAGGAATAATGATCGCCTGATACGGGCGCACCCTCCGGAGTAACTCCCGTTACCGCTAACTTATATCTTTCCCAATTTGTACCCAAAGAAACATTATCAATGTGCTTTTCGCTAAATGCTGTTCCAGTTCTATTACCGTCTGTAAAATATTGGTTGTAACTTATTTTTACGGGAGTAGATGAGTTTTGTGCTTTTCCATAGAAACTCAAAATGTATGGAGTATTCGAAGCAACCATAGAATCTGGTATCACATTTTCTAATTTCAAATAGTCTCCCGTGTCTCCCGGTCCCGTACCTCCTGTTATCGTGTTCGCCAGAGTTCCGGTATATCGAGTATAGTATACGGGCGAACCCTTCACTGCAATTTGTTCTGTGTCAAACTCTTTTCTTTCCGTCTTAAAGGTTCCACTTGCAGCGGAATTTGTGGGGGCAATACCATTATTTAATTTCCATGCATCAGCAAAATACCACCCGTTATCAGCAGTATCACCGGTATTCTCAATAGATCCTCTTTGCCAGAATCGCATGGATCCGTTGGGTGCTTCATTCGTTGACGGACCATTTTTACCAAACTCCCCGGAATCAACATCAGGATTTCTGTCGGTAGTAAGTTTCTTGACGATCAAGTTTGGATCTCCTGCCGAGTCTGAGGCAAGAGGAATGCCAACCTGAAGTCCTGTTTGTGATCGAGTTAACTGCCCCGCACTTTCTTTTCTGATCGCATCCCCAAAGGCATCACCTACTGGTGCAACATAATAATTCGATTGTGTCACATATAAAGGTCCATTACCCGCAAGTGATCCAAGCCAACCTGCCATATTACTATCTTCTGGATAGAATGCACCAGACAAAGCGATTTCGATCAAAGTCCCGTCAAGGCCTCCCGGAAAACTCTTAATGAACCCAATGAAATCATTTCTGGAAGGTTTCCATATGTTAACCGAATTTGAAATCGATGGGGGACTCATAGCCGGAATGTCTGCATCATTTGCAGAAGTTAAATAATACCCTGCGTAAATCTCACGAACCGTTGCAACTGAAGTACCGCCGGGGCGTGTATATGTTGAAGGTTCGGTGTACTCAGTATCCATTGCATGCGACCCAGCAAGAGTACTGGCACTTGATTGGGTTTTTGATATCGCACTGCCAATTTGAAATTGACTCACACCCAGAGTTGTGCCATTTAGCCCGGAAGATATATCAATAATTGCACTATTTACTGCAATTGCACCGGCGCTTGCACCGGATAAACCAGAATCTTGACCAAGAAGTTGTCCTCGATAATGTAAGGCATTTCCTCTATCACCAGATATGCCAAGTATAACAGGCTTTGATACCAATCCCGCAGTGTTAGGTTCTGTTCTGGTAAGTTTTCCCTTTGTAGTAGAAAGGAAGTAAACGCAATTCTGAAGAGTAGTACCTACTTCCAATACACTACCCCAGTAAGGGGAAACTATATTACCATTTACAATAACATCTATATAATTAGATCCAATCGTAGAAACTAAACCAAGCACTTCGGCATTTGTTCCGCTGGAAGAATCGGCTAGAGTTAAACCTATTCCATAGGTTCCGCCTGCCACACCACCGTCAAATTTTATTGATCTCACTGCATTTCCGAAGGTAAACCCAGCGGTGCCACCGCTGTCACCTGCGAACATTCTCAATCCAGTTGGGAGGTTCAGAGCAGATGTGTAATTTAAAAGACCATTTATGGTAACATCACCTTGGAATGTTACACCCTTTGCTATCGAGTCGCTAATTGAAACTAACATAACTCCGGAGGAAGCCCCTTCGCCAGATTGTGTAGTTCCGACTAAAACATCTATACCGTCACCAGATGCACCATCAAAAACTTTTGATAAGTTTAACTTAGAAATAATATCATTATTGGTTTTATTGAACCAATCATAGAAAGTACTTCCCTGATCAAGTGAACTTATCTGAAATGTGTTGTCTTCTACGCCCATTTATTGATTCCTCTAGTTCTATGTATCGTCAAGGTATTCGTAAACCATTAATAAATCTAAAAGTAGTGCCATTTTCTACTGTGAATAATGGAGAAAAACTACCATCGAGATCCGAAACATTTTGATTCACAGTAGACGGGAAAGTTGCTGCCAATCTAGACACCCCAAAGAAATATCTATCGGCTCCTTCGGCATTGAAGTCGCTATCTCCCGATGAATTATCATAAAGATTTGTGTCTGCTGAAGGTCCAATATAGGTAGGATTTGTTAGCAATCCTACTGTCACTGTCCCTGATTGACTCGCTGGGACAGTTATAGAGTCAGCACCTAATGCCACATAAATCCAATGCTTTAAATTTGTAGTAGGATCCTGCACAAGATACCAACCGTCAGACAAACTAATTGACTGTCCGTTTTTGATAACCAGATCTGGATTGAGCGGAGTAGTTCCGTTCCATCCTGGTCCATATACCGAAATTCCATCGGCAGGATTTAATACTACGGAATTCACCCAATTAGAAATCATGGTTGTTGTCAGTGTCGAATGAACCTGCATCATTTCTTGCACTTCATTCAGTTCTGATGCTTGGAGAGCATACCCTGGCTTAAATCCCAGACCTACATAGTTTTTTCGTAATGCAGTATTTGTACTGAAGTATTGAGAAAAAAGTCTACTAAAATACGGAGACTGCGTTAAAGGTAAATTTTGATTATCTTCGAATGGGGCAAATGTCAATTAATTTCTCCTATTGATCTAAACTGAATAACCATGTAAAGTTTCTTGTTGGACGATTAGAACTAGCGGCTGTTGGTATATCTATCTGAGCAGAGTTACTGAAAAGAAGACTTCCGCTATTTGGTTTGATGGTAGGATATGTTCCGGACACTACAATATAAGTTTGAGCAGATCCTCCCGCAGTAGAAGCGGTAAATGAACTCCCCGCACTGAAGGTATTTGGATTTGGAGTTGCCATATTTATCGTTGCTCTATTAGTAAAAGAAGGATTCAACTCAAAGGAAGCAACAACTCCTTTTACCGCCCCATTTGATACATTGAAACTATTATTTCCTACCGGAATAAACTGACCAGTAGTTATAGTTGAATTATCTTTCTTTCTTATAATAATTGTCGTCAAATTTGGTGTAAGTGATTTTTCAGAAAGATTTTTAGTTTTGGCAAAAACACTTCCGTCCGTGTTTAGAACATTTTTAATAATTCCATATCTTGTAAATGACTTTTGATCTACCAATGCAGATATTTCTGAGTCTTTCATTTTAATATTAAAAAGTAGTTTTGAAACATTTAAAAGTTTTCTTGGATCATCTTCCACATTATCTTCCACATCGTCTAGACTCAAATCTATCGAATTTACTAGAAGAGTTTGTATTTCCGGTGTGTGTGCATCAGGAACAGTCAGGACATAATCTTCACTGTAATTTCTACCTCTGTTTTTAATTTCAATACCATCTGCATAATATTTTCCGTCAGTACCCAAGAAAGTAATGAGATTTATATTGGCATTTGTTCCAGTTTCACTTGCAACTTCGACCTTTGCATTCGATTTGCTTACTTGCCTGTTAGTCAAGGTAACACCACTCAAATCTATAAACGCAGAAATTATTTGTCCATTATTTCTGGATCCATCCTCTTTAATTAAAAGTTGGTAGTTGTCATTTGAATTTACATTTGGTTTAGATTCTTTAATTTTGGTTGCATTGTCTTTGACTATAATCGAAGATGCACAACCACTGCATCCTCCTGTACCGGAAGTAAAGACAACATCTCTGTTCAATCTTTCTCCATAGATTTGGCAGGTAAAGCAGTTGGGAATATCGCAAATACAATCAACAAAATCACCGACAGAGTATTCTCCATTATTTGGCCATTTTTGTTCCTTTGTCTTTGCATATGTACAGCACGATCCAGTACCTCCAGAAGAACCAGATAATCCGCATATTGAATCGTATCTGTTCGCAAATCCAACAGTATTACTGAAAGGTTGATAATCAACGGTTGCGTTTGCAACAGGAATGTATGATTCGGTTACAAATTTTAATAATGTGTTATCTATTTTATAGAGTGCAAGGAATTCGTATCCGTCGTCAAGCCTTGCGTATCCTGAAGTATGTGTGGGTGTTTTGGTAGAATTTGATTGACGGAATAAATCTTTTCTGTTTTTTGCATTGCTTGATGTGCAAAGATAAACAAACCCATTTTGATTATTGTAAACATAATATTGATCATCTGTAGCATTTCCGCTTGCTAAAAATGGATCATATACTTTTCCTGTTTCGTAATTTATTCGTTCGATGACAGGAGAAACTTCGTCTCTTCCGATATTTCTAATCAGAGAAACATCTCCCCATATTCTTTTACCAGATATAGTATTATTTTCTGTACTAGTTGAGGTCCCTCCAACAAAAAACGAATAAACATCTTTTTTGTCTGGATTAGAAAACTCAGAATAGAATCGTTCTAAGTTACTATTCTTAAAACTGACTAAACTCTTGGTTGCGACAGGAGTACTTATTTTATTTGCTGCTTTATAACTTGACATTTATGTTCCAATCAATCCAGTCTTTATATGTATCATACTCCTACGCAACTAAATCCGGGATCTCCGCACGCAGATATACCATCATTGGGATTTAGTGTCAGGCCTGCATTTTTAGGAGACAGTTCCAAGAAAGGCAATATATCTAGATCGCCGAAATCTGGAGTCACCCCAGAAGGAACAATAAATGCCCATACTGGATGCTTATGGGATGGCGAATTGTAGGTATAACCGACTCCATAATGAGTGTTTGTCAGTGCTGCACCGGAACACCCAATACATGCATTTAAGTCAACGGTAGTTCCCATGTAATAACCAAAATAGTTTTCTAGTACCGGTAATGTTGAATATGGATCAAAATCAGAAGTAGATCCGCCAATAGGAACATAATCATCTATGGTTTTCTCAAAGAATGGTTTTAGTCCAGCAGGATGCAATACATTTAATAGAATATCTGAATACTGATCATCATCTCTTCCTACTTTAATCAAGTAAGAATAATCTTGATACCACCAGCCGTCTCTCAGAACTGATCTGTTTAAATACGATCCACCCAAAGAAGAAATTTCTTCGTATGATCCAGTAGAACCATTTTCTAATGATCCGAGTCCGGAAAATCTACCACCATTAAGTCTCATTATATATTTTTTAGGGTAATCTATTCCTATATCAGAACCAGAGGCACCAAATCCAGTTACACCATACAGTGTTTTGAAAAAGTATCTGTAAGAATTTTCATTGCCTTTTCTGTGATAAAACTCAGTTCTTATATTCCTTACAAAATTTCTAAATCTTGCTTCGTCTTGTGCAATATTTCCTCTGTTTTCTATTTTTTCTTCAGGAAATCCAGCAACATATGCAAGAGCAATTTTTTTCAGGAATATAATTTCTGTATCATCTAAAGCATAAAGGGATTGAAAATCCTCTAAGTCTGTGTAATAACCAGAACCACCGGGTGCATTTTTGCAATATAACCAATTATAATAATTTACTGCTAAATCCACAAAATTAGCAGGAAGATCTGAATCTCTTTCTAAAATCCACTTTGGTATGATGTGAGTTATGTCAAAATTATTATAACATTGTTCACCATTAATGGAAATGAGATCATTGTCGTTATTTTCAGTGTCCGGAAAATCACCATCCGGCCCATCCGGTTGAAATTCGCCGGGAGGATTGGATGGTCTGGAAGGAGTACCGGGATCAGATGTCAAATCAGGCGGCAATTCTGTTACTTTTAGAAGTTTGTCGCCGTCAGATCCGGGTTTATTTTGATTTCCATTTGTTGGTATTGGACCAAGCATTAGTTAGGAAATTCCTTTTGTACAGTAACAGCAAATTCGAAATTACTTAAAAGTTCTTGTTTAGCAATAAAGGAAAGTTTTTTCGGTGTAACTGTCATAGTAAACTGATCCGTCAATACTTGTGGATCTATTATAATGATTCCTCTTTCATAATTTACTTTTCCGACATTCTCTTTAATTGTAACGAGAGTATCTAATTCTATCCTGTATGCATTCAACTGACCGTAACCTGTATCACTATTGAAATCTGCGGGATTTGTAGAATTTCTTACTTGGATATCATCATAAGGTATTCCTGTATCGGGATTTATAATTGTACTTTGTGTAGGTTCTGTTATAACTGTAAATGAAGAATTCTGAAGAATTGGATTTTTGACTAGTATTTGTCTTCCGTTAGAAGTTATTTTTTGAGAAATATTTAGTGTGGTGCTTATCTGCGAAGGATCCACATTCAAACTAGGATCGACTGAAGATATACCAGTGACTAACTTAGAAAGATCTAATTTGTTATTATAAGATCTTTGGGATGTGTTATATTCTTCGTTTAGATATGTCAAAATCAAAGTTCTTAGTTGATCTGCACTTGAGTTTGTTTGAGTGTCATCGAATGTAACAGTCATTCCTATTCGCAGAATTGAAGAAACTGCTCCCACATATTCCGGTAAAATCGAAACAGTCATTTTCCGCTGCAATTCTGATATAGCAGTTTGAACATCAGTTATATCTGGCTCAATAGAAGCAGATCCCTCGTCGCTGTTTATAAGCGAAACAAAAACCCTACCATAATATGGCGGATCTTGCTCTTCCCCTCCCCATACAGTAAATTTGTAATCAGAATTCTCTAAGTTTTCTCCTAAAGATGTGTTACCTATTATTGCAATTGCATCTTGCTTTGTGACTGCTCTGTCCTGTGCGGCAAAAAACTTAGGAGCAAAGAATTTTATGGATTCTATATTAGGATCCGTTGCTCCGCCTTCGCTTAGACTTTTTGTCTCGATGATTGTGTTAGTGTTCAACTCTGTAGCGGAAAAATTAGATCCGAAATTACCAACACCATTCCCTAATTCACCAGAACTTGTAATATAACTTATTCTAACCTGAGTACCCTCTGGAAGTGCAAGGCCTGCTTGTCGATCAACATCAGTAGCATAATTTCCACCGAACACAACAAAGAATCCAGCATCAGTTCTCTCTAGGAAATATATTCTGGATGTTGCGTCGATATTTTGGTTTATACTACCAGAAGAAATCCACTCTACGAATTTTGTATCGTCTGGAGTCTTCACTTCAACTAAAAGAGAATTTATATCAATATTTACGGTAGAAATAAATGCCTTGGTACGATCTCGATTTAAAATGGAAGACACCTTATTGAAAAGTTTATTTCCTTGGTGTACTTCTATAAGAACATCGCCATTTTCATCTGTAACATATGGATCTAAAGTATAGAAGGTGAACGAACCTCCGGATTCATCTCTTCCAGTAAATTTATGATACCTACTCAGAACTTTACCAACTCCGCCTGACCTGAGAAAAATGGTACTCTTTGCAGATCTTGCGCCAGGTACTGTATATCCTAATGGTTTTGCCAGAGAAATTAAACTTGAAAGTTTTTGAGCGGTATCGAAAAACATTTCATTTGCTGTCATGTTAGAATAAAAAGCGTAGTATGTTGTATTGTACGCTAAAATATCCAACAAAGTAGAAGCGGCAGACCCTTCAAAATTGTAGTCAGAAAATACATCTTGGGTTTGCAGATATTGCTTGATGCTGTTTTTAATATCATCAAACTCTAGGTTTCCGATTTGAATCTGGGGATTTGCCATTACCTAACCTTTGTTATTTTTAAGTTTATAGTTTGAGGGACTGGTTCGTCTGTTATAGTGTTTACAATATAGTTTAATACAATTTCAAGCAAAAATGGAACACCTTGATCTATTTCTATATTCTCAAAAGTAACTCTGGGTTCGTGTACTTCTAATTGTTGTTGAATTGAACTCGCAAGGAATGCTATATCTAGATCAGTTAGAATCTCAAAGAGAAGATTATATATTCCAACACCAAAACCAGGCTTAAATGCCTTCTCTCCCGGACTTGTCAGCACGATAGAAAGAACCGATTGCTGTATTGCTGCTAGATCTCTCGCAACAGATAAATCTTTAGTGTATCGGTTTTTACCAAAATCTATGTCAATATCGCTATATCTTGATTTTGTTTTCATGCCTTATATAGGTGCATTTTTATTGAACTTCCTTGTAATCTTCTATACTTGTATATGCTGAATCTCTTGTCAAAGAAACCTGCATATTGTGTGTGTTTGTTGAAACAAGATGGGAAATCGATTCGACAAGCCATTTTCCGCTTGCGGATTTATCAAACAAATTCTTGTCGATATCTACATCCTTCATTTCAATTTTCACTATGTTTCCAGGCTTTAGAGTAAAATCTCCCGGAAGAGACATTTGTGCCTTCATGGAATTTATTAAAGTCATTTGCGCATTTCGAAGCAGAGGAGTTTTCTTCGGGGTATCCCAGAAAGCAGAATATGTTGACATGTACTCTTTGAATTTGGGATAGTCTTCTCCTACGCACGGACAGTTGCAACTACTAGGATGATCTGGGTTATCCCAATTGCACCCCATCCAACTTTCCCCCAAAGAATTTTCGATAGAGCCACAAAATGAATCTTTGAGGTTAGTCAGTAATTCCTCTAATTCATCATCGGTTGGCTCTTCCGAAACTGGAAGATCTGCGATAAATTCTTTTGCTTCTTCATATGATAAGAATGCGTCGAGTGTGTCAAATTCAGAATTCACAACTACATACACTGAGTCTTCAGGAGAAGCATTTAGTTGCTCAACCGCATTACTTATTGTTGTCCATATCATTTCAAATGGATTCAGCAATCCAAATATAGTATCTCCTGCGATTGACCAGTAGTCAATCTGTTCGGATGCACTTGAACTAATTATAAAAGCATCTCTTGGTTGAAGTTCTTTGCATGGGCAATTGCAATGCGGATCGCTCTCTGGGCAGAGAGTGTTATCAACGGGCCCGTCTGGATTGGCGCACTTGTAGTAACGCTTCTCTTCTTGGGTGATTGGTATTTCATTTTTATACCAAATCTCTTTGTGGTTTTTTGTTAATTCTAAAAGTTCATTTGGTTCAATCATTGAACCCTCCTTGACCTTGATCTAGCGGTGGTAATTGATCGCTCGGGGGAAATTTAATTCCACACTGACTTACGGGTATTTCTCCATTTTCAGGATCATCTATTCCACAGGAAATACCTTGATGGTCACCAATCATGAATTGGTTAACTGGTTGGGGAGACTCGAAAAGATAGATGTATTCTTTTTCGTCTGCTGGGTTCGGATCAATATGCGCAAGATTTGATTTTTCAACACGGAAAAGTCTTACTATAGTTCCCTTTAGATTAGTTGACTCTGAGTTTTTGTCAAATGCACCATTCTCGTCAAATTGGAATCCACCAGAAGTAATGCTTTCGTATTTCATGCACTCGAATGTGCTACCTCCCGTAATTGATGGAAGACTTCCGACTGGGCCGATTACTGTATCTTCTTTGTATCGATCTAACTGTCTCCAGTAGTCAAATGTTAAACCACCAAATCCCTCGAAGCAGCATTCTTCTGGCGGACATGGAGGTTGACCAAACTCTTCCCCGCATTCTGGACACGGAGCAGTTTCTTCTGTGCATTCGTCGCAGGGATCATTGGGATCATTTTCATCCGCGTATATAACTTCTCCTCCTTCGTCTATACACTGTTGTTCTAGTTCTCCTGTTCCTTCAATATCAGACTCGAAGTATGTCGTGCAATTTGGCAATCCAAACGATGTACATTTGCAGCAACCAAAAACAGGAGGATCGGGAATCGTAAAACTACACTGGTTACAAGAACCATTTTGCACCCACTCTGCGCCCAACTCGTCACAAGTACTCCTACTTACATCTGATATACATTCAGTGTGACTTTCATCATTATAGGTTTCTTCTGTGGGGCAGCATGCCCCGAGAGCAGGAAAACCACAAGTATCGAACTCGCAACCCGGATCGCCATCAAAGATGTATCTTAAGATTGTACAATCTGGATCGCAGCAACAATTGCATATGGATTCTACGCCACACAAACCCACACCATCTGGATCCTCTGGATTAACTCTGCACACAAGAACATCAGGCTCATCTTGCGGAGGGCAGCCGCATCCTGGTCCACCGCCCACGGTTCTACACGGAGCCTCCTCGGGGCACGGAGTGTCGCCGGGGAATGTGGGAGGGCCGGGAATTGATACATGGCAATCAGTGTCAGGCCTGACCCACGATCCTGCTCCCGTAGGACATCGTTCACATCCTCCGAGGCCTGTTGCCGGAATATTCCAAGATTTACAATCACTACCGGCGGCCGCATCATGTTCAGCACCGCCAGGTCCGCCTGGGCACGATTCAAAATTCCAAAAAACACACCCACCGGAAATTCGTATGCAGTCATCGGCGAACATCTCACTTAAATTAACTTCATCCAGTTCGCCTGATTGACATTCGACTGGTTCAGGTATTACAGATGAATTTAAGTAATATTTTTCGGCAAATTCTCTTTGTTTTATTCCATGAGATTTTCCGCGAGGCCCATTAAATATTTCTGTAACATTGTAAGCATCCACCGTCTGGATTCTGGAATCTGGACCTGTTATACTCTGAGCAACCACCAAGAAATTATCATCTAGGTATGTTCCTGAATTCAGTATTCTGCTAGGATCTGCTGATGCGCCGTGGTTCCATATTTCAATCGGAGCAACTCTGTACCTGTAGGACTCACCATCATTAAAAGTATTATAACCAACGATCATTCCCAGCCCGACTTCTTCTTTCTGTTCTGGTGTCGGCTGATCTTCACAGCAGATAGAATACTTGTAAACATTCCACTTCTCTTTGAGAAGTCTCTTAGAAGCATATTGATTAATTAGATCTAGATTGTCCGCACTAAATACATCAGTCTTTATAATTTTTAATGGATCAATACTAAGATCAGTTTGATCAAACATTGTTTGCCAGGAATATGTCGTATTTTTATCTGTAGTTGAAGTAGAGTAATCCAGTTTAGTGGGTGAAGGATCATTATACTCGTTAATATTGAAAAAACCATAGAAAGAATCGAAAACCGACACTCCCGTTGAGTTATCGTTATTTAATTTATCGGGGAGTAACTGATAACCTTCTAAGTGGCTCCATTTATCATAATCGTCAAAGTAATCATATGAAACAGAACTTCTGATTAATTTATCTTTAGTTGTCATATAATTAGCATACGAATCATAATATGCAGGACATATATGAGTATAAAATGACTTAAATGCAGGTGAATTTAGAAGTTCTTTTTGATTAATCTTCTTGCTAAAAGTAAAACTTGTAATAGTATCCTTATCACTAAACGAAGTCGGATCCACTTTATATGGTTTAACATCACCATTTCGTATTAGACTGTCAATTGACCTGAAGTGCCATTGATCTAGATCCTGCCAGAAAAGATAGTTTGCTGCTGACGCATTATCTTCAGAAACTGAGTTTTCTGCAAGGTAATTCATGTACTGCATCAAATGTGGTTTTGCAGAGAATTTGCCATATGGATACCCTGCTTGCTCAGTTTTATTCCATATAGAATTGAATGTTGGTTCAATATCCATTTCTTTTGACACTGAACTGAATTCTGTAGACTCAGGAGAAAAATATCTAATTGCTAAATTATCGACAAGTCCATTTCCCGCTCCATCTGCTATTTTTCCTATAAAAGCAGATCCTTCTGGGACAGGCTCTTCTGTATTGAAAATTTCAACTTCAAAGGGATGAAGTTCTATTGTATAAACTGTTGAAGGTCCACCGACGCCATCAATTGTAGTACTTGCACTGTCCGAAATTTCACTAACTTCACCCACATGGAATTTAATCTCTTGGGTATGCTCATTATCAAAACTTTTGATTGTCATCTCTAGAATTTCATATCCAGTGATGTTGAATATTTCTCCAAAAGAGTTCTTATCCTCTATAAAAATTTTACCTTCAACTGAAGGCGCAAAAATACTTTCGTTAAAAGAAACTCCCCGAAATGCAGGCGTACCATTATCTTCTAATAGAAGATCAAATGTCACATCACTGTCCATTTTCTTAAGAACGGCTTTTTCTATAGTTATTTGAGTAGGTAATTTATTATCAGGAAAACTAGGCATTATATAACTTCCGTATTTGCAGATCCAAGAAATACTACTCCTGTAATGGATCTAGACTCGCCTGCATGACCATTTTTTAGCAAATCCTCCGTCTGAGAAGACAAATCATTTACGAGAATTGCTGGTGGTATCTTTAGTGTTCTTCTTTTAGTGATATTTTCATTATACTTCGTGCTAACTGTATTGTAGTAATAACCAGTAGGAAGAGTTTGTTCTCGTAATATTAAATCAAGTAAACAATTTGTGTTGTTTATGTTTTCTGTATTTGGATCTATGAATGTGTCAGTCGAAGGAATATAATATGGTGATATTTCTCCGTCATTAGTATAAAATTCATATATTCCTTTACCATAAGAACCAACTCTCCGAATACCGGTTATAGTTCGAACTGGATATGATCCATCTCCGATTTTTCGAACATGAAGAAGAGGTGTAGTTTCATCCCAAGAAAATATACTTTTTCTGGAGCAAAAAACTGTTCTTGTGATAGAATCATATTTATCGACTATTTGATAAGATGCAATATCACTATTAATTCCACCGAAAAATACAAAATAATCACCCCGTTTTGGTTTATTGTCGGAGGAAACATCGGGCAGTACGAAGGACATTTTTGTGTCATACGCTTCTTGAGTTTTGGCGACTTCTATGTAAGTATTGGGAGCCTCTGATCTACTGCAAATATTATTCATCATCATTATTTGCCAATATGCATACGGATCACCATATTCTTGATTTGCAATATTGTCAACAGTTTGCGTGGAATCTGCTACTGCAATCTTCCAGTTTTGTGGATTTTCTCTTGTTCCCTGAGTAAACGCAATTCGCCGAAATATGTCACTGACTTCGATATTCCTATTGCCCAAAGTATATTGCATTTTTGGTAAGTGTTTAAGATAAGTCATGATTGGTATGTTCTCCGTGAACCTGATCTGAGTTCGGATCTGGATATTAAATCAGTGACATTCCCCACCGAATCTCTGAGTATTGGGTCAATCTCAGTGAAATTTATAGACAACGAAAATGTAATAGGCAGCAACTTCGCGGCGTCGTCCGGGTCCGAACTTCGCATAAGTGCGCTCGTATCTCTATCCACAGCAACATTTGTTAAGAAACATGTTTTTGGTTGCTCTAAAAATGCATTAGTAGAAAATTTAGTATTCGAACTTGATGATGAATCAATGATCTCCATTGTCCACATATGTGGCATAATCATTCGAGTAGAACTGCCCTCGACGCCAAGCGATGTAGTAGTAGAAGGAAGGGAGAATGAAGTCAAAGCACGAGCCATTTCAACCATTGCCTTCGATTGATCATGTGATATAGAAGTAAAAACCCAAGTGAACGAATATTTTCTCTTTTCTGCTTTGACAAAACTAAGTTCTGTCACATCCATAGGCCTTCTTCCAAGATCAACACCACTCATAGATTGGAATGAATCCTTTATAAATCTTCCGGGCAAATTTAGCAAATTTGAAACCAAATTTCCTCCTTCTGTGAAAATTTTAGCAACAATTTCTTGCTCCTTTGCTAATTCTTCATTATATGCAATATTTGTTCCAGTAGTAGTCGTTTCAGGGAATGGTAACTTGAAGCTGGCTACCGCAGATGATGGTACTGCTCGCGGACCGGGACTGTTTGCAAACTCAAAACATCTCAATTGCAGAATTAATGGCACATTTGTCTGACCAATCTGGCCAGATTGAGTCGTCGCGGTGGACGGTGTAACTATGTCGTAGTCTGAAGGCATTTTTTTTCTATCCCTATATACTTTGTTATGGCATATAAAACTAAATTCTATCCGGAAAATGTATCAAAGTATATAGGTGACCCTGTAAAAATTATTTGCAGATCTTTGTGGGAAAGAAAAGTATGCAAATGGATGGACAGCAATAAAAATATTCTTCGATGGGGAAGTGAAGAAATAGCAATTCCTTATGTTTCTCCCAAGGATAACAGGGTTCATAAATATTATCCAGATTTTATAGCAGAGCATAAAAACGACAAAGGTATAATAGAAACCCTTGTTATTGAAGTGAAACCCGACAAACAAACAAAACCACCGAAGCCAAGGAAAAAAACAAAATCTTTTTTGGGTGAATGCCTCACTTATGAAATAAATAAATCTAAGTGGGAAGCAGCAAAAAAGGCCTGCAAAGAAAAAAATTGGAGATTTGTGATCTTAACAGAAAAACAAATTTTTCCGGAGAAAAACAATGGCAGATCCTAGAATAGATAGTCTTGTAAGTAGAATCATAGAAAACCCTCCTGTCAAATCTCACCAATTTGATGCATATCTGTATCCACCCGGCGGGCAAGGATATGATTTAAATACTGGTTTTGGTGTACCAGTTGTTAGTTTCAGTACTGGAACCAGATCAGTAGAAATAAAAGAATATGCTTATTATGGAGTAAAACGAAAAATACCATACAAAAGAAAATATGGTAATTTGGCAATTACTTTCAAATTAGACCAAGACGGTAAGATTCAAAAAGTCATTGAAGATTGGATGGATCTACTCATCAATCCAGTAAATGATATTTTAACTGAATTTAGGCTTATGTCTCCGGGCAGAATATTTCTGCATGAAACAAAATTTAACAATAAATCGCATGGCACCTTACAGGATCCGGGCCCGAAATATGAATTTTTCGAAGCATTTCCTGTAGAAATATTACCAATACTGTTCAGTAATGAAGAAAAAAACAGCACAGTAAATTATGAAGTTATATTTGCTTACAAGGATTATAAATTTGACAACTAAGGAGATAATAAATGTTATCTGATATATTATTGAATTCAATGCCAAGGTATGAGGCTATCATACCATCGACTAAAAAAAGCGTGAGTTATAGACCATTTCTTGTAAGAGATGAAAAAAGTCTTTTGACTGCTTTAGAGACATCTGAATCAGAGAAAGATATGATATTGACTTTATCGAATCTTATCGTGAACTGTTTCACCGGAATCGACAATGTAAGCGAATTACATATGTCGGATTTAGAATATCTTTTGCTTCAACTAAGATCAAAATCAATAGGAGAAGTAGTAGAATTTAGTATAGTAGGGGATAATGAAGAAACGATAGAATTTTCAATTGATATAGGTTCTGACATTGAGATTGTTGGTGAATTTGGAGATAAACAAATAGACTTAAAAGAAAACCTTTCGGTTACATTCCGATATCCAAGAGTAAAAGACTTGCTAGAAGAGAAAAAAAGCACAAACGAAACAGATAATTATATCGAACTCATATCAAAGTGCCTTCTGGAAATTGAAACGCCCGAAGAAAAAATAAATGCATCACTCTATTCCAATCAAGAAAAGAAAGACTTCATAGAAAGTATGAATAAATCACAATTCCAGAAGGTATTGGATTATTTTGATAAAATGCCAAAGATGATATCAAGGAAAAAATACATTGAAGGTGGTAAAGAGAAAGTAATTCAATTCGAGGGAATTAAAGATTTTTTCGTATAGCCCTCAGTCACTTAGATTTAACTAATTACTTTAAATTAAATTTTCAGTTGATCCATTATCACGGATATAATTTGACCGAGATAGAAAACTGGATACCGTGGGAAAGAGAAGTATATGTGGCACAGGTGAGGGCTTATGTTGAAAGAGAAAACGCAAGAAGAGAACAAGAGGAATCAAATGCAAAAACCCGCTATTAAGGCTTCTAACAAACCGTTCAAGAACAAGTCCTCTCTTATAAAGAAGAAAGGATCAGGATCTCTGGTGAGTAAAAATTCTATATTCTTACCTGAATTGAATAAAGAAACATCCAGTAGCAGTCCGAAGTCAAGAATTATGGACCCCGCTAAAGGAAAAGAAGATAGAGATAAAACCTCAAAAGATAAAATACTTAGTGACAGTTTGATAAAGAAATTTGTCAAGAACATATTTAATACTACTAACAATTATAACAACAAGTACCCAAAGGCATTTTCTACTACAAATGTAAATACCAATTCAACTAATAATTTAAATTCTGCTACAAATACCAATTCAACTAATAATTTAAATTCTGCTACAAATACTAATTCAACTAATAATTTAAATTCTGCTACAAATGTAAATACCACGAACACGAATTCAAAAACCGAAAATACCAACAAAGAAATTGTAAACACTAACAAAAGCAATATTCTAAATCAAATAGAAAATAAAACAAGCAATACCAATAACGATTTCATAGCAGTAGAGAATTCAAAACTATCCAATAAAAATAATACTTTCAGTGAGTTAAAAAACTACAGTGATAGCCACTTTACAAGCATCGTGAAGAATCTAATAACCCCATCAACAACAAAGGTATATGTTAATGGCAAAGAAAAGCATGTTGATAGTACCGTCATTAAAGATCGAATAAAACAACAATCAAATGTGGTTCCTATGTTTGCCCTTGGAGGCCTTGTATCGAAACCCACTCTCGGGTTGCTCGGAGAAAAGGGCCCAGAAATGGTAACTCCCATGTCAGGGAAATCAGCATTGTCCGGTAAAAGTGAAAATATGGCTCCATCACCAAATAACACTATGATTCCTGACGCACCATCGCCGATCCGGACAATAAAATCAGGCGTGTCGATGACGACAAATTCATTATCACCAATGAATAGACAAGGCGCACTGAATATGATGCAAGGAAATAATACAACAAATATTTCAAATTCAAATGAATCATCCGAGTCATTTAGTCAATACAATAAGACATTATCAACCACGACAAATGTTTCCAAAGCAGTGCGGCAATTGGAAACAAAAACAGATAAAGTAATAGAATCATTGGGAAGTTCAAAGAAAATGCAAGATAACTCGGACTCGGGTAGTGGTAAAAGCCCGTTAGCCAATTCGCAAGGCGCAACTCCGCAGGGGGTCGGGCAAGAGTCGGGTGTCTCTGAGGGATCTGCAAAGGGAGCATTTGATCGGTTCTTCAGGAACCAAACATTCAGTATACCAGAGTGGCGTCAAAGAATGGGATGATGAAAAAACCCCCCTCGAAAGGGGGGTTTCTTTTTCATGAACGAAGATTAATCAATCGTCATTCAGTTGTCGTTCAAAGAACGACATGGCGCTTTCCTCTTCCTTTGGTTGAGGATCACTGGTAACTGCTGGAGAAGTCTGCTCTTCTACAGTAGAGGATACAGGAGTGCCACTCGCACGCGAGTCTCCTCCGAGAACCTGCTGAATTCGATTCGTGAGTTCGTCATAACTCTTGAACTTATCATCAGCAACCAGATCAGTTAGCGAGTACTGACTCTTCCAAATCCTTTCGAGTTCTCCATCATCCTCATTCAGAGGGGATGCAGGATCGAAGTGAGATTTGTCGTAGTTTACATACCCAGCAACCTTACGGACCTTCAACTTGAAAGTAGCACCTGTCCAGAAGTTAAAAGGATTGACTGCCTCTTCATCCTGAAACTCAGGAGTCATGGCTTCATTGATCTTATCAAAGATCTTCTTACCATACTTGTAGAGAAAGACTTTTCCTTCATTCTGGGGGTTAGCAGGATCCGAAATTACATAAATATTCGAGATGTACTGAAGTTTTCGACGACGCTCTCTAGCAATATCTTTATCGCTGTCAAGTCCGCTGTTCCACAGTTGACTATTCATCTCGGACACAGGATCCTTACCACCCTTAGTGGTTAGAGAATTTTCGATATACCAACCACCTGGTCCCTTGAATGCATGGGAATACAACTTTGCCCATGGCAGATCTTCATTTGCAGGAGCAGGCAGAAAACGAATTTCTGCGTAACCATTACTCGATTTATCCAGTTCTGCACGCCAAAGACGATCGTCCTTGTAACTGTTTGTTTTATTTGTCTCTTCTAACTTTTGCTGAAGGCTCTCAAGTGAACCCTTAGCATTATTCTTCATGTCTGAAAAACTCATACGCAAAACCTTTCCGCGAGGATCTCCCTCGCTCGTGTGTATGGTGGGAACTCCCCACCTCTGAAGTAATATTATACTCTATTTTTTAGGATTGTCAAATAGGAAGTTTGGATTTTGTCTTAGGCAAAAGATTTCTGGTTTGAAATTCGACTGCTAATTTTTCTTTAATAGGCGAATTTAAAAACTTCAGCCAAGCACCCGGTTCTATACCCAAATGATCACATGAATCGACTATAGCGTCAATGTAGGTCAAATTAGAGTTAAGGACTTTTTCCTCTATCATCCTGCAAAAATTCTTTTTTTCTTGTTCTGTAAATACCATGAGTGAATTATACCTCAAGTGTGTAGTGAATACAAGTAAAATCCTTTATATATATCTTACACAGGAGATATAAATGCCTTATACTGCAAGCAATGTACCATTAGAAATCTTTGGAAATACGGCTTCGTTCGCCACCGACTTTGGACCCTCTGGTACTGGACTGACAAATACACATGTGAGCATAGTAAAGGTCGTCTTTGGTGACGCCGACACTGCAACCAGAGTATCTTCTGCTGATCCTATGCCAGTCATTGTAAATGGCACTACTGGATCTGCTGTTGAGGTTACAGGGGATGTTGCTGGTAGGGGTGACTTCTATGTACGGAACAGTGTTATGGGTAGTGGATCAACTGCAATTTATGTTGCAGTTGCTGGCAATACATCAGGCACAAGTTTAGTAGGCGTAACTGCAATGGTGCAGGGGTTCTCCGGTGGTCATCCTGTGGGAGTTTCCGGAAGTGTTGAAGTAAATAATCTTGCAGTTCCAATTAAAGGCATAACCGAGGATTATTACATAGGATTTGGCGGAGCCACTGGAAGTGGCTATAGTGCTGGAATCTATCCAGTTGTTATGACTGGCGGAAGAAGACTCAATTCCTCAATCGATAGTGTGACTGTCTCTGGTACTGTCTCTGCAACCGGAGGTAGATTCCTATCCTCTGGAGTTGATTCGGTGGCAGTCCGTGGATTTGACGGAGGAACTAAAGTCCTATCCAAAATGTTTGCAGGTGATGGTGTCACAATAGGACACTCCGGAGACGCTCTGAATGTCCACCTAACGAACAGTGGTATCTCGTTCACCCTAGATGTGTCCGCAGTCCTCGGTGTCACCAACGCAAGCGAGAACCCCCTGTATGTCCAAGGATACACAGGAAGCAGCGGAGTTCCTCTCACAGTCAGAGGCGAAAACGGCGGAGCAGTTGAAATAACAGCAACATCAGCACTTGATGTCAGTGTCGGAAATGAAGTTAGTATTGCCGATGACGACATTCTAACGCAATTAGGAACCACTGGTGATATCTACAATCAACTTAGTTCTATAAAAACGAACACTGCGACAATTCAAACCATATCTGATGATATAAAGAGTGGTGCCGGTTCGGTGAAGATAACTCAGATTACACGACCTAGTTCATTCACAGCATCTGGTAAGAAAATTAGTGCAAATGCAGGATCAGTAGTTCTGGGTGCAAACCAAATCGTAAGATCTGGAGTCACAATAAAGGCATCATCAACAAACACTGATGTAATTTATATCGGATCCACCACACTAACTAGAACAACATCAAACGGATATCCTCTGGATCCGGGCGAATCATTGTTCTTGGAGGTAGGGAATGTAAACTTAATTTATGTAAGATCAAATAGTGGTACTCAAAACATTCACTACATTGCCTCATGAGTAGAAAAAGAACAAATCGCGTAAAAACCAATAAACCATCGGCCAAAGATAATCTAATTCAGATTTCTTCGTCTGTTGTCTATGGGTTAAAATTCTTTGATTCTTATAAAGAAACATCCCCAAAAAGAACTTTCATGAAGTGTAAGCCTACCGTTACATTTGATGAAGAAAAACTTTATATTGATTATACTAATTGCTTAGACAGTGACTCCTTTGCCAATATAGAGAATATTTTTGACAATTTGACTCTGGGATCAACATTTACTCTAAGCGATGCCTTGTACCAAGATCCCGCAAACAATATCGAAACCAATTTATCTGCAACCTATGTTTTCATGGGATTGGTCAACGGAACTACAATCAAAGCAATAAATGAAACTATATCTTTACCGAGTAATGTGACTGTATTCAAATCCAAGAACTTCACTCGCATTCCTCAAATGGCAATATCTTCAGTTGAAAACGAAAAATTGTTATACGGAGTTAAAAATCTATTAGGTCAAGAATCCACCACTTCTTTCCTGAAATTGGGAGCAGAAAAAGATTACCTAGTAGAATTCTCTGGTATTGAAAATTCAAAAGCATTTAAAATTAAAGATATAAAAATTCAAAACGACGGTTCGGAAATTTTAATACTTAAAGAGAAAGTAGTACCAGAGAATAAATTTGACAGTCCTGTTGTAGTGAACATTTTAGCACCAAAAGATATATTAGATCAAAAAGTAAAGCAAGAAGATACTCTGAAAGATACTCTAAGATTGATTGAAGATAGAGTCCTTACCGAAGTGGCGGATAGATTCAAGACAAGAACCGAAGCACTTGCAAAGGCTACAGTGTATAGGTGTAACGGATACCATACAGGAATAAATTCAGGTGTTCAATACTATGCTCCATGTTCCAGTGCAGTCAATCTAGAGACAGTAAAAACAGTTGGTGCAAAAACAACCAAACCTAAATCTATGGGTCCAATTCCGTTAGACGGATACTACCCACTTTACTATTCAGCAAAGGCAGCAGTTGCAGCAAGTCCATCACCGTCCCTAGTCCGTGAAGGTGAAACTACTGTAGGATATCACATCCATGTGCTACGAGGAAAAACTTTCTATATGCCAAATGGTCTAGAGAAAGATGTTACATTCTTCCACGGCGATTACTACGACGGTATTCTAAAGGAAAAGAATAGAGCAAAGAGAGTTGAGGATGTACCAGCGACTACTCCGACTACATCTACACCATCCACGACAACACCAGTAACTTCTCCCCAAACAACAACCTCCACTACACGAAGCAGTGGAGGAAGTAGTTACTCTTAGTAAAATTGTCCCGCCAAGATTCGAACTTGGACACAGAGAACCAAAATCTCCGGTGCTACCGTTACACCACGGGACATCATAAATTAAATACCAAAAACCAATCTAATTCTTTCCCAAAGGCTTGGTAGATCCTCTGGGTTATTTTCTGCTCGTCTCTGCGCTCGTAGAACTTCTTTGTCTGTCAGGAGAATCCATACAGATTCTCCGTCGAGTCTGACCCTAGAAGCCCAATAAACTGTAGCCTCTCTATCGCTCTTTCTATTTTTGTTTTCTTTTCTGCTATCCATTGTAGTTCCCCTTTCTCATATTTATCTTGGAGCAGTATTCATGCATGGCAATTCCTGATGCGGTTCCTACATTCAGACTACGAACAGTTCCGTATTGTGGAATGTACGCAATGTCGTCTGCTACTTCAATAAATTCTTGTGGGACTCCGACTTGCTCTTGACCGAAGACCAGTAGTGTGTGTTTTTCTTTAGGCCAGTCAAGTGTAGAAATGTCTCGACTACCTTCAATGTTATCCACACAGACGATATGATAATCAAATATTTTATCCATGAGTTGTCCATGTTCATCTTCCTTGAAATAAGTCATTCGATTATAGTTGTGCGTACCAACCGCACCACGACGATCCCATTGCTTTTTTCCGTAGATGATTACTTCTTGCGCGAGGAAGGCATTAGCGTTACGCACAACAGTAGCAATATTGAAGTCATTATGTAAGTTTGTACAAAGTACGGAATAATCATGTCGCTTTTCGTCAAGATCGGCCAGTATTGCATCGTGTTTCCAGTAGTGGTAGTGATCAATGATATTTCGGTCTTCGGTCATTCCAGTCCATTTGCATAGGGTGCCTGTTTATCTTTGGTTCGTTCGTATCTCGGTTTACCCCAACGATTGTACCACAACTGCACTATCTCGTCAACCGATTTGTCAGTAGATGGAGAGTAATACACACCTCTTTTTTTGCCGTGCATCATTGAATTCTTTATACCTTTTGCTTTATTATAAGCGGCAATTCGTCTCATTCGAGGATTACTGCCAGCACCAAAGGCACATGAAGGAATTTCAACATCATTTTCTCTCATCCATCGAATCATTTTCTTGTATTCTTCTTCCGAAATATGCTCATGTCCATACCCCTTCGTGTAGCCCAAAAATTTGTATACCCGATTATATTGGGCCCCTCGGCCGTTAAGGGATGTTGTGGTTATTCCCTTCAAATCATCTTTATATTGATGCTTATAAAAAGAAGAAACCTTGGACGAAGTGGCCAGCATACTAATTAACTTACCAACATTCCAGTGCCACGAGATTGGTTGCAGTCCTACGCATGTTGACATATCAAGATATTGTTTGAGAACATATCCCTTTTCTGATGGATCCTTGGGAAACTCAAGGTACTGATCTCTTACCCCAAGATTAATAACCGGACTAGAGAATCCCATCACACCCAGAAGAGAATCATCATGCCAAACAGCAAACCCAAAAGTCCTTCCCGGTGCTGGTCGAGTAGTTGCTTTACTGACATGTTTTACGATACCAAATAGATCACCAGTAGAAATTTTAGAAATATCAATTAGATGGGGATCTAGTTCTATTAGTCCATGAGTATATGATATATTGTTTACCATAATCGATCCAGATTGCCTGGCAAATGAATGTCTGATTCTGAGCGGAACATCCACTCACTCGCTACTAACTTATCACCACGATAATCCTTAAATGCTAAATTAGCATACATCATAACTATTCTTACATTACCACGCATATAACCAATGACATTGTTTATTCTCTCTAACGAAGGTTGCATTAGCCATCGAGGATTCAATTTATCGTTAACGAAAACATCATTCATATCAATAGGATGTCCAGTATATGCACAAAGGCCTTTTTGTTCATTATGAAAAAGATTCGCTAAGTATAGCGAATCAAGATCAATATTATTTCCCCTCTCACTATAAAACTCAAACCGTTCGACAGTCTCTCCATTCTCCAGAGTCAAGAGATTATTTTTATTTCCACCAGACTGATTTCCGGCGGAAATCAGTACTGATTTCCGCCTGCTCGTGTTCGTTCACCTTGCTTGGCCTTTCCAATACATTTCTTGTACGGACACTTCACCTCGCTCTCGCCCACTCACGATCAAGCCGGCGAACATTTTCCTTACCCTTCGCAATGAAGAGTTCGCTATCGCACTTGTGACTATAGATCACGCGAGCGATTACTGGAATGGAGTTTCGATCAGCACAGTTTATACAATACTCAGCAGAGGGAAGTGCTTCAAGCCGAGCGGCAGAAATAGAATTTTTACAATCAAGACAGATCATCGTTTTCCTCGGTAAATCGTCCTCGCAGGATTCTAGTATCCATACGATTTCTAAATTCCTTTGAGTTCTCCCATAGACGAACATCACCCATGAGATCTCTTTTACATTTCCATATCATACCACACATCACAATGAAAGCAAGAGTCATTCCATATTCTACGGGAAGAATTTTTGCGATCATTAGAATACCAAGAAGGGCATTCGATGCGGTCATGATGATCAGTGTTGTTATCGCATATTGTTGTTCAATCATAGTGTTCCTTCAGATAAGACGGTCTTTTAGAATATTCCATTTCATCAATTCAGTTTCGTGTTCGACGATTTTACCCATCACAACTTCACGCAGACGATCGCTATCATATGAATAGACAGCATAGTGTCCTTTAATGAATACAATATCGTCTCCATTTTCTGGAGTGTGAATCTGATAGGGACCATTGAAGTCGTGAACTGCTTCGTGTTCTCTTGGTGTCATTTGTGGTTTTTCCTAAAATGATCATTGTTATCATTTGCGTCGGCCGCGGCATCCTTCGCGTACCATTCGGCGTAGATGATTCGTGATTCCTCGTTGGGATTTTCACCTGTCGCACTTTCCTCGATGATCCTCTGACCTTCGGGAGAAACCCAAGCATCAAACTCATGAGTAAATCGGGCTTGTTCATATCGATTAATAATCCTACCAGTTACAAAACAGATATCTTCCATACCAATCCATTCTTCTACCATACGGGGCAGAACCTTAATCATTGTTCTATCTTCGTTCATATAATTTGCAATCCAATTTTCTACATGTGTGGGGAGAGTCATACTAACCATTTTCCTCGTTTTACGATGCGAGTAGTTTGAATACATTCGCCGCGAGCGTGCATTTTACGCTGCTTGGCGATTCCCTTACCCAGTCGCATGGTGGGAATACCACCGTGTCGTTTGATTGCGCCGGCTTCTCGTTCTGCTTCCAAATCAAACCTATCTAATTCACGCTTTGCCAATTGAAACCTTTCATAAAAAAACTCCCCCACTTGGACTTGAACCAAGGACCTAGCGGTTAACAGCCGCTCGCTCTACCAACTGAGCTACAGGGGAAAAAATGCCGAGAGTGGGACTCGAACCCACAAGATCGTAAAGATCGGCAGATTTTAAGTCTGCTGCGTATGCCAATTCCGCCATCCCGGCTGTGTTCATACGCATATTATACCATAGATTATGGTGATGTCAATTATGATCGAGTAATTTGGAGTATTTTTTCTAGTTGCAATTCGCACTGTGCCTTACGCTGCTTGCCGGGCCAGTAGAGATAATCTTTAGATTGATCTTTCATCAAATTCTGTAAAACTGGAATAATTAATGCCTCTATTTCTCCAAATTTGGCTTTCATTAATTCATCATATTGGTTCTTAACAGCACCCGCCCCCTCGCATGTGCTGTTCATCTCCAAGATCAAATCCAATTTATTTTTAATTGAAAGTATCTCTTCGGACGGTTCGGCCTGAACTTCTGGATTTTGAAGAATATTGGCCAATTCTTCTTCATTTACTGCGGTGAATCCGAAATCAAAATTATTAGACATTTTTTCTCCTATGTTCTATCAGGTGGATAGGCAGTAATAAAGTTGCCCATATCATTCCATCCATACAATATCCATACATCCCCTACCTGAAACTCATCTGGCTTTATCAGTGTTGACCACCAAATCCCATTGCCATATTGCGAAGATCCATCTGGTGGCTGTACTGTAGAATAACCATTTACATTACCAGAATCAGTTGCTACTGTAGCAATCATTTCACCATCTCTGTACATCTCAACAACCCATCTTGAATTTGGATTTTCTGTTATCCAATCCATACCATCAGATAAATTGACAGACTGATAATTATATGTCGATGCTGAAATGGCGGCCGGACCTCCTGATCCTGTGTCATCTTCGACACCAAGATCACCCTTGACTAGATCAACCGCCAATCCACTTTTGGGATTATGAAATGCCCTCCTCGGGCATCATCATTCGGTAATTCATTCATCGTGAGTATAATAATCTCATCCGCTGATTCCCATAGAGGATTGAAATCATTATCGACAACTTCTACTGGTGGATCGATGGGGTTTTCTTCGACCCCACCGCCACCTGCGTTCGCTTCAATCTGATCATTCCACGAATCTGAGATGGCTTGGAATATAATTTCCATGTCCATCATATCTACTATACCATCTTTGTTTAGATCATACAGAGGGTTGATAGTACCGAGTGCGTTGATTAAGAGAGTCTGATCGAGTTCATCGACCCATCCATCACCATTGAAGTCTGCTAGTTGTCCTTCGAGACGAGTAACGACTTCCCACATAACTGGGACTTCGATTGTCTCTCCAGCAGCAACTACCTGCTCTACGACTGTAATAATTCTCTTGGTGCTTGGTTCCCAACAAACCTCACCAGAATGGATTTCTGGAATAATTGGAATGATATCATCACTGAGTTGAACAATGAGACGAATACTCATTCGTCGAGCGACTGTTGTGTTGTTCGTCCACTCAACCGATCCATCGAGTCCGAAAGGTCCAACATAATCACCCATTGGTCTTTCATAGACTGCGACAACCTGTCTATCCCCTACATCACCTTCAGATACGGTTAGGATTGATTCTAAGCCTTCTCCGCTCAACTGAGGAACTCTGGTAGTAGTCAGTGGTTTAGGCATTCGTGGAGGACAATCAATATCCTGTGCAAATGCAGAACTACCTGTTAATACTGCTGCTAATGCTAATGATCTAAGCATCATTGTTTACTCCTCCTGATGAAACCTTCACCCATGCTCGACTCCAGATGTAACTACAAATAACTACACCTGAAACACACCACATGGCAATTTCGCCACCTTCTGTGATGGGCCAGTTTTTAAACCAACCTGATTGTTCCATTAATGGAAGTCCACCAATTCCAATTGCTGCCCAAAACTCGGTGGACTTAATTCCGGGTTTGGGTTCTATCGTTGTTTCTTTTACTGTAGGCATAATATTCTCCTTATTACCTTATCATTTATCTTTAGGACGAGTTCCTTCAATTGTCGTTCGGCCGTCTGGTGCGTTGGGATCAAAAATTACTGAATCACCGGTCGGACCCCAATTGGCAAGTATTTCACCCATGTCACTAGAGTCGATCACTCCGTCGTCGTTCAGATCATGTAGTTCAAAATACTCATTGATCTTGGGATTGCTTCCCCATGCTGATAGAATATGTCCCAAATCAGCAGAGTCAATCTTGCCGTCATTATTGAAGTCTATAGTTCCACCACTGAGTTTAGCGATAGGAAAGTCATAACCTCGTGGACGAGCGTCACTCGTAGCACCTGCAAGGAAATCAGACAACTCAATCGTAGAAGGATCGTTTTCTCGTACAGGGAAACCGCCCCACTTGTTTCCTAACCAATAGAGTTTGCCGTTGTCTTCGTCCTTGACAAATGTAGGAGTACCAGAATCACCACTCCATATTCCTAGTCTCTCACCCATGATGTCATCAACCTCATACTCAAAGTCAAACACACGATTACTGTGATTAGACATTCTACCACCCTTGCTATACATGTAGTGAAGTTGACCCTGACTGGTTAACTGATAGATCTTACTTCCCACTGGTACATACTCAAGATCCCCGCACTGAATTGGTGTTACATCATCAGGAAGTTCTTCCTTGAATGTAATTACAATTTTATCTCCACTCAATTCAGTAGTAGATTCCCATTCAGGGTAATACATCTTTCCGCTCTTACCCATGAAACGCTGATTGCGTTCTTGAGTAGGAACCTGTCTCCAGTAATGGCGACAACCCACTGCGTGCTTAGGCGAAACAAGAACAGTCGCCCAATAACCGCTGTTCCAGTTATTGATATCACCTAAATTTGTGTTACCTGATTTGTTATTGTATCGGCGATTGCGAACATTGAAGGATGAAAGATCAAGTCCATCTTGTTCGGCGAACGATCCCTTCTTCCAACCAACGGGAATACCCTCGGTTCGGGTCGGAGGCGCACCACCGATGTATGTTGCTTCTGGATTGTAACTGTAACAGTCACTTTCTTCGTATGTGTATTGTAGTCTCATGTCATCCTCCGTGTTGATTTATTCGGTTAATAATTGTCTATCATCATCAACCAACCCATCTAATTTTTCTGCGAGTAAAGTGTGATGAATATGGGCAGTATCCCCACTATCGAAAATAACAGTAGCCACTGTTCCTTCAACAGAAACTATAGTTCCCTCTTTCATGTCAGATTTATGAATTACTCGCTGTCCGATTTTGTATTTCATTTTGCCCTCTCAAAACCATTTCTGGTAGTAAAATATATTTCATTAAAAACAGTCATGCACCAAGGCATACAAAGGCTACATGGTCTTGCGATTCTCATTTCCCCGAACCTATTGAATCTAAAGTTATATAGGTACAAATTCTTTTTACCTGAAACTTTTATGTAGGCATCTAACTCAGAATGCATCTCATCATAACGATAACCCAACTTCTTTGCTTGAGGATGAGTTTTATAATGATTTGTCCCGATAGATACTATTTCATTCTTGCAGACAACAAGAGAACAATGCCTCTTTTGTCTGGGAATATTAATACATATCGGTTTTGCTACTTCAATAAATTTATCAAACTTCTTTTGCTTCAGGTAATGCATTTCTGACTTTCACCGATTCCTGAATTTCAGATATGATTACAGCCAATGTGTTTGCAAAAAGTTCTTCTATAGACATATCCATAGACTCAGATTCGCCAACCACAATATCATATTGATCATCTGTCATTTTAATTACAAGTGTTAATTCTTTTGCCATTTTAAATCTCCCTAATAGTAAACACGCCCGAAAGGACTCGAACCTTTGACCTGCGCATTAGAAGTGCGCTGCTCTATCCAACTGAGCTACGAGCGCCTAAAATATCAACTACCGCTAATTTTGAGAGTATCTGCCATAGTAGGAGTTTCTGGAACAATTAGACCAGAACCAATTGTCTTGTTATACTCATTCATTAGTGCCTTTGCAGGGGCAACATGAAAAAGAACATTTTCAGTGTCAAATTCTACTGTATTATTCTCAAGTTCTGCGTACATCATCCAAGGCATAAATCCAATTTGACCTTGGCCAGTCGGAATTAAGATTGCAGGATTCTTAAGAATCGCAATATTATCCTTCTCCGTGTAATCAGTAATAATTTCTTCGCCGCTTTTCATTCGTACAATTCGTATAGCCATCATAAACCTTTCATTTATCGCTGCAATCACAGCATTTGTTTAAAATTCTTCCTAAAAAACTACATTTTTCTGGTTTCTCTATTGGCCAACTCTGGCCAAGAATAGGAAGTTCTTCCGGAAAGTCAAGAGCATTTTTAAAACCCCTGATCAGATCCTCTTCCTCTAAAAGAAGGTCCAGTGTCCTTCCATCAACACTAACCTGTGCATATGTTCTATTCTTCATAACAAAATCTCCAATACTACAGGTATTTATATAAAGAAACTACCCCGGTCCGAAAACCGGGGCAGATCTCTTCATCTATTGAACATCAGACTGCGGAACGAATACCCGCATCGTCGTAATTGTAAGAGCGAATTCCCGGATGGGTATCCTCCATGAAGTAACGAGTCATACCAGTAGCGGTTGCTTCGCTGGTGATCTCCCAGTTGCCGTAGGCTTCAACCATCGACTTGATGTCGCTGATAGTAGCACGAAGGTTTGCGACACCGAATCGTGCCTTTGCTTCGTTTGCAGTGAGGCCCTTGCCGTTTGCAAGGTAGTTAATGACTCGACGCTTCTTGGTGAGGGTGTTCTTACTCATAATTATGAATCTCCAAATTTAGGTGCTTAAGCAATGTTGGGAGCAGCACCTTTTTGCTCCCGTCTTGAACATGTATTATACACTATCCTGAGTCTTTGTCAACCCTCTTGGGTGATTTTTTCCAATAAAACTCATGATGATCTGCTTTGCGTACTGTTCTGCCGTGATGTTACTTTCGAGGGCAATCTCAGAGAGAGCATCGATGTATTCTTGTGGCATTTCCATGTTTGGGTTAAAATATGCCATCAGTTCTTGTTCCAAGGCAAAAGATTACCGATCCATACAAAAAACTTAGGTCCAACAACTGCACCTACAGCAAAAACAACCATAGTATAAAAAACTGTTCCTAAAACCTGTGAAGTAGTAATATCATCCATCATTCTTTTTCTCCTTTTTAGAATTAGAATTTTTCTTTTTCTTCGTACCGAAGATCTTTTCGTAGTTTTCGGTATATTTCTTACGATCAACGAATCTATATTTAGATCCTTTACCCGCGGCATGTTTATCGCTCATATAAATATTCCTTAAAATCACAACTAGTATTTAGCACCAAATGACCCTGCGGAGAATTGAACTCCGGTTACGAGAGTGAAAATCTCGTGTCCTAACCACTAGACGACAGGGCCTAAAGAAAACCGCGAGGAGAGTGTGCCGAGTTCAAAGTTCGGTTCCTCCCCTCGCGGCTTAGATTAATGGGACTCTGGACTTACTTTATTACCAGAAATTTTCGGGGTGACCGTAAGGCTGTTCCCTACTCATACGACTCCGTACATCCCGCTAAGGATCATCCCTCAAGCACTTGCTCGTTAGGACAGGTCGCTAAACCATTCGTCGTCTGCACTATGCTCGTTCACTGATGCACATTATGCGAGTCCCGTAGGGAAGGTAATTAGTCTTCCCCACATTGTTTTATTCAATTGTCATACGAGTATTATACTCGTTATAGTGGGTTTGTCAACCCTTTTCTTCAACATTTTTAAGCGGGTGAACGGACTCGAACCGTCAACATTCAGCTTGGAAGGCTAACACTCTACCATTGAGTTACACCCGCTAAATACCGCTTGAGGGACTCGAACCCCCGACCTAGTGATTAAAAGTCACCAGCTCTACCAACTGAGCTAAAGCGGCAAAATGCGGATGGCGACTTCCGCTTACGCCAGAGTTTTGCTGATCTCTAAACAAGGACGCGATTGTGGGGTTCACTGTCCAAAACCACTTATTATAGTTTACTTATTATACATTAGTTAAGTTACATTATACTTTAATTACTTCATTTGTCAAGAACCATTCTGGAATATTCCTACTTGTCCACTTTGCAAAACTTGCCTTCTCTCCTCGATAGTAGGCGCGATATGCCTCTACTGGATCTGCATTTTTGTATTCATCAGGCATGGCTTGTGCAAACGGAGTAAGGTGAAAGCCACGCAATGTACTGGGATAGTTACTCAAGAACCACTTACATAAATCTTCAGTCTTGTGAATTTTATCGTAACGATGTGTGTATTCATAACAAAGATTGATTGCATGAGAAGCCAGCCAAGCATAGTTGCCTGTACTCTCACGGGCCCAAATAGTGCATGGATGATTTAACATCACTGACTTGAACAGACGAGTCTCTGAATTATTTGTATCGGTGTCATGCGACCATCTTTTAATCCGTCTTCTATTTTTACTAATCGAAATGTACTCGTAACCGTCTAAGTAACGATGTACAGTAGAAAGCATTTGAGCCGATTCTACAATCATCTTAACAACATGCTTGTTACACATCATTTCAGCAGATGTTCTAGGATTTTCGTCTAGCACAAAAATGTTCAAAACAATTCCATTTGATTTAAATTACCAACTCTACCGTAATCACCAAAATTGTCAATTTCATGATCATGTCGCGGAACTTCATAATATCGCTTCAAATTCCACTGCTTTGCAAGAGCTCGTTCCCAACAAGCCCCTTTGCTGTATTGAAATCCAGACATAAGGTAAATTGCATCACATGTAGAAAGTACTTCGATATCTCGACGAGCAGCCTCTTCATAATCATACTCACCTATGTTTGTTGGATCTAAACCAATTTCACGATCCATTCGAGCAGGATTAACTACATCAAATCCTGCGGCAGTAAGTTGCTTTTCCTTTTCGTCAAATGCATCCCAGTTTAAATTTGGATGCCCTGACATAGGCCCTGCAATATAAATTTTAATTTTCGTGGGGTTCATCAAAATCCTCCGGATCAATATCCATTAAATCTCTAACATCTTTTAGTATGATACCATCAATATTGGTGTAATCTTTTGCAAAGTCAATTGCTTTATTCCAAAGTTTTTCGTCAACTTCTCTGATATATTCAGAAAATCTAGAAGTAAATGTAAGGTATGCTTTAACTAGCGCCTGACCTTGTTCTTCAGTAAAATCTTCTTCATCATCCATAAGATCTCCAAAATAGGCCAATCAGGATTCGAACCTGCTTTACGCGATTATAAGTCGCGCTGAGAAATGCCATTTCCTCCCTTGGCCCTTCGCTTTCATATATTATACAATATGATTATTGATTGTCAAGCGTGTTTTCTTGTTATTCACATGACCCTCTGCATCCATGTTTAGATAGTTAGACTTCTGTCGATCATCATCATGCCCTAGACGATAGTTAATTTGAATAGGATCTAAGCCATGTCCACCGCAGAACAATCCCATTTCATCATTAGCCGAACTAAGGGTGCTAATGAATTCATTTGCGAGACGAATAGCCTTTTCTTGATCCACTCCGAGTGGAATATCAATATGCATTCTATACATCGACAATATCATTTTCTAAAATTTGATGAACAAAGTCCCATTTCCAGTCCCACATCCATTCCCACCGATCGCTGTCATTGGTGAAATTACGACTTTCGGCTATCTCACGAATACAAGCCTCATTCTCGATCGTTTCAGTCATATCCCAATCAACATACTCTTTAGAAATTTCACCATCTTCGTATACTCGAATTCCTGCAAAATTAGGCATTTCGTCAATAAATGTATGAGAAATCACACATTCTGAATTTGTCAATTCATCAATTCTACTGACTAACCCACCCACTTCTGCCCAAGCAGACTCTACATTGAACATAAACTTGTTATCTTCTGGTAGATCCATATCCATGTCCTGAAGGCGAACCCACTTAGCACCAATATTTTCTTCCCACCATGTTCGACTATTCTCAGAATTCTCATACAATTCAGCAAAGGATTCTGATTTAATCATATCATGAATTTTAATAATTGCTTCTTTTTGACTTTCTGGATATTCAATTTCAATAATATTTGTTACACTATTCGCCATTACAAAGTGTCTCCTTCTAGATCGTAGACTTCATAAAACATTAGATTCTCAGTATAAAAACTTCTCCACCCATTGTCAAGCATAGACCAAGCAATTACTCGAACTCCTCGATTATCTTTGATCGAATAATTTTTCTTGGTATATTCTTCATAATTCAATGATAATATAGTGTTTTGTGATTTTATATTCATTAGATTACGATACTGGGTTGGATTTATTCGATCTTCTCTGAGAGTGAACGGGTATATATCTCTCATTGTTCCAGTTGTTTTCTTTTTAAAGAAAACTCTCACATAGTCATTTTCTAAATGCTTGTGCAGTTCTGGTAAATTAAGTTCTTCGTGGGCCACTCTTTTGATGAGTTTTTTCATCATGTCTTATGTATCAATCACTGCTCGAAGAATGAAACTCATCCCATCGGGCAAGAGATGAAGGGACATGATCATTCGATCGATCGATTCTTGGCCGACTAGGCACAGCAGTAATATGCCATGCTCGGACTTCTCGACTGTCATTCATGGCCTGCATTCCACTATATTGTGCGTACTCATAATCGGTAGAGGTTTCAAATTGGTATAGATTTCCGCGAAAATCTTCAATCCAAACATAAAAATCAATATTATTCATGTCAATTGGTCCTTGGTATCATTAGAGATTAAATTAGACACGCGATGTGTCTGCCAGTAAATAGTTGTTCCGTTCTGTTGAACTCGAAGTTCTTCGATGCTCGTCATTTTATCATTTATTTCTGCCATGTAACGCAAGTGTTTCGAAATATCTTTATATTCTACTAAACGAGTATCTTCTAGTTTATTCTTTCGGTAACCGAGCAAAATTACTAACTTGTGATAGTGCATATTTCTTCCCCTTTAATGTCAAATACGAATCGCAAAATTCATGAATATGTCCAAAGCCATCATAATTGTCTTTATTCAGGATCTGGGTGTAATACCAATCTTCTTCGACCGAATTTGCCCCTATAGGCATCTTCAATTCTTGCCATATTCCTGTTAAATAGGTAGGGCAGAGAAGAACAATAGAATGAAGAACAATAGAATCAAAAAAGTTTTCGTCTAGATTTTGCCAGTATGAGATGAGTTTTTCCGCATTTTCTTGCTGCGGAGTCCAAACCCATTGCCTATATCCGTATTCTTCTTCGATTAAGATTCTCATATAAGAATTATACCAGTTTTTACCACAATGTCAACTAACTAGACAGAATTAATGCTTAAAATAGGTGGCAAATACCTATTTTTCCATAGAAAGGTTGCGATCTTGGATTTTTGCGATATGGGTCTTCATTTTATCAATATAGCCACGGTTCCGTAGTTCTTTAAACACCAAATTTTCGACAGAATACTCACCGGCGCGCCTAATCCCGACACCTCGCTCCACCTGAAGCCTCTTTTTTAACTTTTTGATGGTGGCTTCGTCGTCTGCATGATGCTTCAAGGCATAATTAATCATATGAATGTCATGATCCACCTTTGATTGGATGAAATCATCATTTTTGATATTAATTTTCTCTTTTTTAGGTTTCTGAAGCCATTTATTCTGTATGAGCGAGAAGACTCCTTGTGATTTCTTCATGGGTCTGCCAACAGGTTCAGCAAAAACCTCTACTGGAACTCCAAAAACAGTAATGTCATGAGTAAATTCCCATATAGACTTCTTGTCTCGGAGGTATTCTGCAACAAAGTCCTCTTCGCACTCAACCACCTTAGAGTAATCAACCACCAAATGCACATCTAAGTCGGAAAACTTAGTGTAATTGAAATTTGCATTACCACCAACAAGAACAACATCCTTGATTGCACTCTTTGGGATGTCTGCAAACTTAGACCACTTGTCTGCGATAAGAAGAAGTTGCTTGCGGATCTTATCGATCATCTCTTCATTCTTCCAAAACTTAGAATTTAATTCGTCATGAAACTCAAAAGTAAGTTCCTCGTTTACATGGGTTTTGAAAGTTTTCATGTACCGATAACCCTAGAATCCATACCATCATCGCTGTTTTCCCAGTCAAGTGCAGCATCTGATGCTCTTTGCTTGATAATATCCTTTGCCTTCACCACACCCTTTTGTCGCTTTCTCAACTTCTGCATCTCACCCTTGTCTGCTTTCATGTGACTTGGTTTGTCTGTCAGTTGAACGACACGCTCGGTGTTGTCCTTCTGTGCCTTGGAGATGTATGATTTAAGGGTTGATGTGTTTAGTTCGTTAACTTTACCTGGCTTATCTTCAAACCTACGAAATCCCCTCAGTCCCTTTTTACCGTAACTGGGACCAGGTCCATAACCTTCGTTTGATTCCCCTGCTTCAATAGGATATTCAACCGAGTTGAATAATTTCTGACCTAACTTACCGAGTGTAGTTTTTGCGGGTTTGTTAAACTTTTTCTCAGCCCTATCTTCAACTGGTTTCATTGCTTTATCAAGAACCTTGTTGAATTTATCTGTTACCTTTGTGGCAATGTCATATGCTCCTTCGATTGTGTCAGAGACTCCTTCGTTTGCTGCTTTAAGTCTTTCCCTTTCCCTATCCGTGACAGGTTTCTGTGACGGAATACCTCTTGTATTCGGATCAAACACACCGTCGGTCCTTTCACTTGCACCAGTTTTTGGGTGTATATGAGTCGCACCTCCTAGTCTAGTTCGAACCTTTTCACCAGTGTGTGGGTTAGTATGCACATATGGATAAGTTCGGCCCGAACCAGATTGGTCGCTACTTCTTTGGTTTGCTGGGTGACGAGGATCAGAAGATACATGAGGATCTTCTTCATTGATAACCTCTTCTTCATACTCAACAGAGTCTCTCAATCTCTTCGATTTCTTCAAATGCTTCTGTGTCTTCCGAAGAAGTGCAGCACGATCTCTTGCCATCTGAGAGAACTTACTCGTCCCATCACCTGAATGAGAAGATAGTTGAGCCTGTTTTAACAGACTATCGATTGCTCTCTCGTCTCTGTTTGTTTGTTGATCTGTAAATTTTCTTTCATTTAACATTTGAATTTTCCTTAGTTTGCGTGACCAGTTTTTACTTTAACATTATGCTTCTTCATATGAGCATGATATTCATCGTGATTCTTAAAGACATGCCCACCATGTCTTTCGACTGCATCAATAATCTTGGTGCTATTTCCTGTCAATGACGCATTTGCTCTTCTTTCTTTTCTTCTTGCACGGTATCCAAATCCCAAGGAACTTCTTCTTTCCTTTGGATTTTTTGCCATTCGTTCCAAAGAAGGCTGCTTCTTCAAGCCCATCGCTTCTGTATGCTTTTGATCTTTATCCGAAACAGGAACAAGTGCTATTCTTCCGGTTTTTGTACAAGCATGAACCTGTACAGGATCTGCACCTTTTGCACTTGAAAGAAGTCCATGTGCTACTTGATTTGAAATTTTTCCTTTTACATCTTTTTTCTGACCAGTAAAAGTTTTACCCAGTTCAGAAAGATTTCTACCTCTATGTTGCGTAGCAGGATCATAAGACTTACCAGTCATTTTCCTGCGTACTCTCCTTGCTAAGGCTCCTGTAATCTTACCTATATTTCTTTCATATCTTTTAGCAGTTTTTCCTCGCGGCTTGTCAAGACCCAGTTTCGAGATCTTTCCTTTTTTGTCCCTCTGAACCGTACCACTTATTGTCATTTGCTCTTGATCATGACTTCCACCCTTTGCTTCCAGTTCAGTCGTTCCTCTGGCATGTCTAGCATGTAAATCTGTGGTTTGCGCTCCAGAACCACCTGTAGATATCTTTTCACCTGCGGTGACCAAAGATTTTTCTAATGGAGCTCCTGTTGTATTCGCCTTCTTCCTTACCTTTTTCTTTTTTGCTGCTTCAATTAGGTCAGTAAGACCGCGTTTCGCTATTTTTTCTACACCCTCATCGGTACTTGAATGAGTCTGATCCACATTTCCGGACAAGGCACCCAAAGTGTTCATATAATTGGTTTTCATTCTCCCCGGAGGTGTCTTCCCACTCTTTACTGCTCTCAAACCTCTCTCAGTGGATCCTCGTCCCGTACCGGACATGCTACGAAGATCATCCAGAATCTTGGGTGCATCATTCTCCGCATCCTCTGGGGATAACCGAGTGGACTGAGATCGTCTCACAAGTCTCTGTATGCCTTCGAGTGTTTCTTTGCGATTACCCATATAATGATCTCCCATGTATGGTTATTTATAAATAAAAAGAAACCAGTACAAGGAATACGAACTATGCCTTTAGAACCAAAAAGTGAACTCGATACAACTGAGTCCTTTGTGAACAGAGTCTTTACTAGACTAGACGAAAAAATGAATCCGAGAGATCATGCGGTTAAGCGTAATGGTAAGTTTGTAGTCGTAGATACGAACGGTAAGGTAGTTAAAACCTTTGACGATAAAAAGTCTGCCGAAAAGTATTCATTAGGTAATCATGATGATCTCATGTCGGTCGATGAATCTGCATGGCAACGCAAAGAGGGTAAGAACAAAGAGGGCGGACTCAATGAAAAGGGAAGAAAAGCATACGAGCGTGAGAATCCGGGAAGCGATCTGAAAGCACCTGTCTCCGCAGAGCAAGCAAAGAAGAGCAAGGGTGGTAAGTCAGCAAAGAGACGCAAGTCTTTTTGTGCAAGAATGGGTGGAATGCCCGGCCCTATGAAGGATGAAAAAGGTAGACCAACACGCAAAGCACTTTCATTAAGAAAATGGGACTGCTGAAAAGCATTTAAAAAGGAAACACAAATGGCAAGTAATTTCTGGCTAAGATCTAATGATGATTCCCGATCGGTTCAGTTTCGTTCGCGTTACGGGGAAGAGAATGCAGGTTCATGGGAAAAAACACGAGCCGGCTGGGTGTGGGTTGATAGTTCCCCAACCAATACAACAGTACAGACTGCGCCAACCGTAAAGGTTGCAGAGATCCCCGCAATTGGAACAGTCTCAGAGACGCCTCAGCCTGTTACTAAGGCACCAAAGAAGAAGAAGTTCTGGAATAAGTAAAAGTTAAAAACTAAGTTTATTTTTAACAACTGGGACTCCTAAAGGGGGTCCCAGTTTTTTTATTTGGGAGTCCCGTTTTTATTTTCGGAGTCCCTTAAAGGCCTTTAGAGTAATCCTTTTCTCCCCCACACAGAGAATTATAACCCGGCTTTAAATCCTGTCAAGTAAAAAATATGGATTTGGGAGTCCCGTTATTAAAACTAGGAGTCCCGTACTGAAACTAGGAGTCCCGTTATTAAAACTAGGAGTCCCGTACTGAAACTAGGAGTCCCGTTATTAAAACTAGGAGTCCCGTACTGAAACTCATCGGGATATTTCAAGGTAGCCATGCTAGAGATATGGTACCTATAGGGGTCCCATAACCCTGTACACTGTTCCGAGGGGGGGGTAGGGGGGTGGTATCTTTTTTCTGGATTTTAGCGTGTAAGCACTGGACACGGGGCAGGATATAGACGATAATAGTAGTATGGAAACCACTCTCATTATCGTCAACCTGATCACCATCTTCACCCTCATCGCTTCGGTGATCATCATGAAACTCACTCCCAAGGGGAAAAACTGATGTCTGATCATCTCATCGAAGCGGCTTGGTATTGGTTCGCTGCCTTTCTCACCCTGACCGCCATGGCGGTCGCCATCCTCCGGAGTACTGACCATGCATGATCTTCTGCCCTACCTGATCGCCACCCCATTCGCCCTGGTCCTTGCATGGTTTATGGGCCGTGGCAAGACCTCACCCAAGCCCAAGAAAATTACACTTTTTCTCTGAAGTGGCTTGCTTTTCTCTCCTTCTCTGGTACAATAGACGCATGAA